GAATATAAGTTGCGTAAAAAAACAAAAAACTTTGAAACAAAAAAGCAAGAAATATTAAAAACTGTTGTGTGCAAATACATACACGAAGGTGAAATATTTATTGCAAGTAATTTAACATTATGGCCTTGTTGTTTTCTTTGGGATAGTGCTTTCAAAAACAAAGAAGGCATACTTGACAAATTAAATCAATTTGAACCAAACTGGAATAGTTTAAAACATCATAGTAAAGAAGAAATTTTACAACATCCTTGGTATGCAAAACTATTAGCAGCAAGTTGGGAACCCGGACACGAATTACATTTGACAAGATGTATTAGGACTTGTGCAAAAAATAAGGCGTATCATAACGAAATAAATTACGTAGATAATGCGATAAGTACATTATGAATAAAGTGAGTGATACGTTCTGTATTCTTCCTTGGGTACACCTTAGCACTAGACCAGATGGTAGTATGAGAGTTTGCTGCACAGCAAACGCAAGTAGTGTTGGTCCAACAAATGATAAAGAACACGGCGGACAAGTTGGTATTCTAAAAACAGATGACGGCAAGCCAAACAATTTAAATGTTACAGATTTTCAAACTGCTTGGAACAGTGAGTATATGAAAAATGTGCGTAAGCAAATGATGAATGGTGAGAAGCCTCCTAGTTGTTTGAAATGCTACAAAGAAGAAGCCGCAGGCCATAATTCAAAACGTATGTGGGAAACTGAATATTGGAGTTCACGTACAAATGTAGATGAACTAATAGCAAACACAACAGATGATGGGGAAGTACCTCCACAACTTGCATACATTGATTTACGTTTTGGTACTAAGTGTCAACTTGCTTGTGTGATGTGTAGTCCGCACGATTCAAGTGGCTGGATCAAAGATTACAAAAAAATATTTCCTGCTGTGCAAAATAAAAGTTTAAAAGAAACAATGCAGTGGCAAGACAAGGGTAGCACAAACGGTAGTAGTTATAATTGGCATAAACAAAATCCTATTTTCTGGGAACAATTTTATGCACAAATGCCATATATGAAACAAATATATTTTGCTGGTGGTGAAAGTTTAATTATTGAGGAACATTATGAAATACTTGAAGAAGCCATTAGGCAAGGTATTGCAAAAGATTTGGAACTTCGTTATAACTCAAATGGAGTTGAATGGCGAGAGGATTTATTTGATTTATGGAAACAATTCAAACTTGTGCGTTTTCACTATTCGGTAGACAGCATAGGAGAAATGAATAGTTACATACGTTATCCAAGTGAATGGAAACGTACCGAAGAAGTTTTCCATATTTTAGATAAACAAACAAGTGTTAATGTTGAAATTACTGTTGCTTGTGCAGTGCAAGCATTGAACATTTATTACTTGCCAGACTTTATAAAATGGAAACTAGAACAAGGATTTCAAAAAGTAAATATGTGGCCATTTGGTGCAGGCGGTATAAACTATCACTTTGTGTATCATCCTCCTCATTTAAATGTAAAAGTTTTACCAAATTGGTTCAAAGCAGAAGTACGTAAAAAATATGAGGAGTTTTATCCTTGGTGGGAAGCTAATTGGGAAAAAGGAATACCTTCTTGGTATAAGTATGGCAAAAAGAAAACTACATATCAGCAATGGCGTGATGCAGGGTATGGCATTAAACGTTTACAAGGTATGGTAAATTTTATGGAAAGCGAAGACTGGAGTAGACGTCTACCTGAAATGAAAGAATTTTTACATAGGTGTGATGTGCAACGTGGCAACAGTTTTGCCACAGTCTTTCCAGAGATGAAGGACATATTCGATGGCCTTGAATAGTCTTCCTTGTTACTATGCACTAGGCGGTTTGAACTTGAAGCAACAGTTTGCTACAAGTTGTCCACAGCAATCTGATAGATTACAGTGGTTGGCAAAAGGACATTTACCTAGTCAATATTTTAACAATGAAGAATTTAAAAAACACAGATTAGATTTGCTAAGAGGCAATTGGCCTACTGGTTGTGATATGTGCCAAATAGTCGAAGAACAAAAGTCCGGTATCAGTATGCGACAGGAAACACCACCTGATACACGTTGGACTGATTATGGCACAGGTGCCACAAAGTTTGAAGGTTTAAAAACTATTGAAATACGTTTTAGTAATGCTTGTAATATGGCTTGTTTACATTGTAGTGCAGCGTTTAGCAGCGGCTGGATGACAAAATTAAAACGCTATCAACCAGATGAAATTGATCGTGAACACCACTTGGTACAACTTACACAAGATATGCATAGAAAACACATAGATGAAGCAATGCGTATTGAGCTAGATACAAAAATGGCTCTAGAAGTAGTTGATGACCTTATTGAAAACTTTCCTAATTTAGAAAGAGTTGATTTTGCAGGTGGAGAGGTGTTGTATCAAAAACCATTTCTACCTACACTTGATAGACTTGCAGAACATCCAAATGCAAAAAATATGTTTATAATGTTTCATACAAATTTTAATGCTCCATTTGATCCTGTAGCTCTTAGTCACCGCTTGGATAAATTTGGCAGCAGTGAAGTAAAAATAAGTATTGATTGTAGTCCAGGAATGTATCAATATTTTAGAGGCGGCGATTGGGACGTATTAGCAAAAAATATTGCAACTTTTAAATCTGTAAGAAGTAGGAAAACAAAAATTTCATTAATATGCACAACAGGTGTATATCAACTTATGCAGTTTAAAGATATTATACAAGGATTTGTAGAATTAGAATGTGATTATATTAACATTAGTATTATATACACACCTGAATATTTAAATCCTGCTCTTATGATGTTGTATTACAAAGACGAAACTGAAAAAGAAATAAACAGTGCTATTGCATACTTAACTAAATTTACATCAAAAGACAGAAGTGACTGTTTTATTGCTTATCAAGGCATAAAAAACATATGGGAATATATACATAACCATCGAGTAGAAGAAAAACATTGGACAGCATTTAAAGAATATATTAAAAAAACTGATGTTATATGGAAACAAGAATTTAACGACCACTTTACAAATTATCAATTTGATAAAAATACAAATAGGATATTAAGAAATGTTTGAAACAAGTAATAAATTTTATGAAAAACTAGGAGATGAATTTATTATCACTAAAATAAACCATTTAGATATTGCGTTTAGTAAAAAATGGAAACGTATAGGTGTAAATTTAAGTGGAGGTGCTGATAGTGCATTACTTTGCTTTGTATTAGGTAAGATAATTGTTGATAATAATTTAGATTGTAAAATAGATGTAATCACATATCAGCGTTGTTGGGAAACTAGACCTTGGCAAGGATGGTGGAGTATACAAGTTTTCAATAAATTACAAAGTTTATATCCTAATATTATAGAAAATAGACATACAACATTCATACCACCTGCATTAGAACACGGTGTAAGTGGTCCTATTATAGATGGTAGGAGCGGTGACCAAATTATTGTAGGCGAATTTAATAAATTTGCAAGTTGGGAGTATAATTTAGATGCTGTATTCAATGCTACAAGTAAGAATCCAGACGACTCACGTGAAGATCGTATGAAAAATAGAGATGGTGACGCAGAAAATGCAAAAAGTTGGGATTTAATTTGGTTCAGTCCTAAATTAAAAACACATTTTTGTCATCCGTTTAGGTTTGTCAAGAAGGATTGGATTGTAGCTCAATATCATCTTTACAATATACTTGATTTATATTATACTACACGTAGTTGTGAAGGAGATATCAACCATAATCCCGCAGTATCTGATGTTGTAAAAGATTTTACTAAGTACACATTAGGTATGGAAGTTCCTGTGTGTAATGAATGCTGGTGGTGTGATGAAAGACAGTGGGCTGAACAAAGAGTGCCTGAAATGATAAAGGAAATTGATGAGTTTTGATACTATAGATCTGCTTACTGGGCACGTTTTCCAAGTTACTTGGGATACCGGACGTAGGTGTAACTACGACTGTAGCTATTGTCCTGTGCATAGGCACGATAATTTTTCACGACACGCAACTATTGACGAACTCAAAGACAATGTTGACTTTTTGTATGAATATATTGATTTACACCTAGGGTATAGAAAGAGTAAGATTGCAAATATTGGATTTACAGGCGGAGAACCAACAGTCAATCCAAACTTTATACCATTTGCAAAATATTTAAGATCTGAGTATGATACCAAATATAGGGATAAATGGGAATGTGGTTTTGCATTGACATCAAATGGTGCAATGGGTGAAAAAATGGGTCAAGCAGTAATGGAAAATTTTGATCACGCTACTGTAAGTTATCATAGTGAAAGCGATCAAAAACTAAAAGATCAAGTTAGGAACAGAATATTACAATTTCATTACAAAGGACAAGAACATAATTTCACTGTAAGTGTAAATGTTATGTTTCACGCTGAATATTTTGACGAGTGCAAAGACTTGTGTGCTTTCTTAGAACAACATCAAGTTGACTATGTACCAAGAGTTATAGGAGAAGAGCCTGATAGTCGTCCTAGTTTTGCACACAAATATAATGACGAACAACTTGCGTGGTTCAAAGATTATTGGCGTGTAAAAAATGAAAAGAAAAACGATGAAAAAGAAATTAGTAAAGTATTAAGTGCAGCAGGCGAAAAGAAAAACGAAAAGAAAAAACTTGGAAACAGTATAGGACGTCCTTGTTGCGGAAGTAGAGATATGTTACTACACGCTGGTGCAAAAAGTAAAAAAAGTAATTTTGTAGATTTCAGACAATTCAAAGGTTGGAGTTGTAGTGTAAATTGGTTTTTCTTACATCTTGAACAGCAAACAGATAGTGTATTTCATCATCAAACTTGCCAAGCAAAATTCGAACACGGTAAACGTGGACGCATTGGCAAACTTAGTGAAGGTAAGCAAATTATTGCTGACCTAAGACAAAAAATGGAAACTAACACTATGCCTACTATTATATGTCCAAAAATGACTTGCGGTTGCGGATTGTGTGCGCCAAAAAGTATGCATCAAGATAGGTATTTAGAAGTTTTAGGAAATCACTTAGATACAGGAGTATTAAATGTTAATCACGGGTAATAAAGATTCTGGTATAGCACAGGCGTTACACAAACTTTATCCTGATGCAGAATTTTGTAGTCAAAGTACAGGATATGATTTAGCACGTAAATTAGATCAAGAAAGACTTGCAGAACGTGTATGCGAACACGATGTGTTTATTAATTGTAGTGCATTGTTTAAATTTCATCAGACTACACTTTTAAATATTGTATATCATAAATGTATGTTAGAAAAACATTGGTGTCATATTGTTAATGTTGGCAGCACTACCGATCGTGTTAAAAAAGGCGGTAGTTGGTTGTACAATGCAGAAAAGAAAGCATTGAGAGATTATTCTAATACACTAGGATTAAATGGTGTTTGGCATAGTGGACCAAAAATAAGTTACATTAGTTTTGGAACATTAAGTAATAATCAGCATAAACATCCTAACAGAACTGTTATAGATATAGACACCGCTACAAGTTACATAAAATGGGTAATAGATCAACCTAAAGAACTTTGTATAAATGAAATTAGTATTGATCCTATGCAGCCCGAACACTGGAGAGGCTAATGTCTTCCTTGCCGAAGTATGGGTGTTTACTACCTATGCATCATATGGCTATTCGTCCAGATGGACAAGTTATACCGTGTTGTTATTTTAGACACGAATATGTTCCTAAAGGTTTAAATCTATCTTTGGACAATCCTTTCGAACATCCTTTTATGAAACAAAACAGACAAAGTGTTTTACTTGATGAAATGATTCCAGGGTGTAGTAAATGTTACGAAGATGAAAAAACATCTGGACAAAGTATGCGTACAGAAATTTTTAATTCTCCGTATAATTTTCTAAACTTACCAACAGATGATAGTAGAGGAAAAATACCAAAACTTACAAACATAGATATTACATTTAGTAATGTTTGTAATAATAAATGTAGGATGTGTGGACCAGAATTAAGTACACAATGGTATAGTGACGCAAAGAAAATGAATTATCCGTTTGAAAAGCGTGGAATTATTGCTGAAAACAAATGGATAGAAAATGCAGATGTAAGCGACTTGACTTTTATTAAGTTTTTAGGCGGCGAGCCTTTGATGGAACAAGAAAAAATGATTAAACTATTGCAAAAATGTAATAGAGAAAAATTAGTTGTACATATTACTACAAACGGTACTTTGTTACCAAATGAAACATTACATCAACTGCTGCAAGATTGTGAAAAAGTATATATGACTGTAAGCATTGACCAGTTTGGCGAATTCAATGACTTACTGCGGAAAGGCAGTCATTGGGATACTACGTTGAACAATATGTTTGCTATGAAAGAAGATTACGGAAGACATCATACAACAGTGCATAGTGTTACATCTATATACAATGTAAACTTGTGTAATCAACTTATAGATTTTTGTATTGCAGAAAAATTTAATCAAAAAAATTGTATTGTTGATGGACCTAATTGGATGATGCCAAGAAATTTACCTGAAGCAGTAAAACAAAAATGTATTGATATAGTAAAAAAGCATTTAGTCAGTGCAACCAATACAAAAATTAGACAATTTGGTGATGCAAAATTTCATTACGATTTATTGATAAAAGAATTAGAACAAGAAGGCGACTTTGGAATGTTTTTACGCAACGACACACGTATAAACATAATACGTAATGAACATTGGAAAGACTTTAATCCTTGGTTGTTCAATGAAATTCAGCCATACTTTGAAGATACACAACTAGAACCTGGACAACTAGATTACTTACGTAACCTCTGATAAATATATAAAACTATTGAGGATAAAATGTTCCACACAAAAAACATAAACTACAAAATGTTGAGTAAAGATTCTTTGGATGCTGTAAGAAAATTTGTCACAACAGAAAAACATCTTTTTGATATGGGAATCTCGTATTTGCCACACAAACCTAAGAATCAAAGTCATAGATGGAAACCTTATACAAATTTACTTAGACCTATTACAAATTATCTCAAAGAAAAAGATTTAAACATTACCATAATAGGGTCAAATAGAATTGAAGGAAATACAAAAAGAAATTCATTTAAAGTACCAAATAAAGTTAACGGCTCTAATACAACTATTTTCATACCGTTGTTTGATTATTCAAGAGAACAAAAAATATTACATTTTGCCAACACTAATTGTGCATTAAATTCTACATTAGTGTTTGATAATTCTTTATATAGACGCTGGGTTAATGAATCTAACATAAAGTTTTGTTTTTTAGTCTATGGGGTGAGCGAGTCTATTAGTATAGTTACTGAAAGGTTGTCATAATTTGCAAATCGTATATGGAGAACCGAGGACAGGTTCTCATTTTGTAGCAAGGCATATTGCTAATAAAAATAATATGTTATTTTTGGGAGAATATTTTAAAACTCCAATACCTAATGCACAAGTAAATATTGAAGATAAAATAAAATCTATTCCGGAAAACTCTGTAATAATAATTCATCCAGATTTGTCATATGGCTATTACACAGATACTTTTTACGATTGGTTATTTTCTAATCCATTAATAGTTACAGAAACAAATGATCGCTGGCGACAAGTTATAAGCTGGGGTATAGCAGCTAAAACAACAAATTATCATAGTTTTAATATTTCAAAGCAACTCGATCAATATATAATTTATAAAAGAGAATTTTTTGATATGTTAAAATATTCTATACAAAAGTTTGAAAGTACTAAACATCTTATTAATTACAAAGAAAGATACACTTTACAAGACCTTGATAAAATATCTTTTGTAAATGGAAAATATAATCCTACCAAAAAAACCTACAAGCAAAATACTCAACAATTAAGTTTAATGTATGAAAATATTGAAGAAGTAAAAGAATGGTATCAGGAAATAAGAATTAATAAAAATTGAATAAATACATTTGTATACAGGAGACTACAATGGATCATAAACAAATTGAAAAAGCAGTCATTAGAAGCCAGCACTGTCAGCGTAATTGGGATTTGTCAAAGCAAATACCTGAAGAAGATTTAGATCTAATTCAACACGCTATAACGCAATGTCCTAGCAAACAAAATGTTGCATTTTACAAAGCACATATGATTACCGATAGAAACTTAATAGAAGCAATCCACAGTAAAACAGAAGGTTTCACAACCAACTTTGTTACAATGGAAGGCGAAACAAACAGCCAAACTTTAGCTAATTTGTTAATTGTTTTTGAGGCATATAACGGACATCTAAATAGAGATAAAAAAGTATTTAGAAATGACGAAATATTGAAGATGGATTTAGGAAAAGAACTTTCCGAAGCAGAGCAAGAAACATTTAAAAGAGATCAGCAAATGGCTGTGGGTATCGCAGCAGGATATGCAAATGTTACTAGTGCTATGATGGGCTATGGTACTGGTTGTTGTGCTTGCTTCGATGGTGATGCTATTGCAGAACTTTTAAATTTAGATGGTCCTGTTTTGCTAATGATGGGAATAGGTTACAAAGATGCTACTCGTAATAGAAGAGAACATCACGAAACTGGTTTTATGTTTCCAACAAAGCCAAAACAGAAGATCAAAGTTAAAAAGCATTACTAATATTTCTATTAAATAATAGATGAAAGACACCTTCTGTCCAATTCCTTGGAACTTCCAGGCTGTTCGAAACAATGGAGATATACGAATTTGCTGTCAAGCAAACGTAACACAAAACCAAGGAGTTATTCGACACACTGACGGCACACCCTACAACGCACAACGTGATTCTTTAGAGGATGCACGTAATGCAGACCTTATGAAAGCTGTAAGGAAAAATATGCTTGAAGGTATTTGGAGTCAAGAGTGCGGCAGATGTCAACAAGAAGAAGAAGCAGGGCTTAACAGCAGACGCCAATACGAACAGCAAAATTGGCCTACATTTACTATTGACAAAGCAAGAGATGTAACAGACGAAGACGGCAATGTAAATGATATTCCTGTAACATATTATGATTTGCGTTTTGGAAATTTATGTAATCTTGCGTGTAGAATGTGTGGTCCAACAGATAGTCACACTTGGTTTGAACAATGGGTAGATTATCATAAAACAAATGATTACATTGATACACACGGTACTGTAACATTACAACGTAATGCAAAAGGTAGGTTATTTACAAATGATTATGATTGGCACGGCAGCAATGTTTTTTGGGATAGCATAGAACAAAATATTCCAAACATAAGACACGTTTATATGGCAGGCGGTGAGCCAATGATGATAGAAAGGCACTATGAATTTTTGCAAAAATGTATTGATAGTGGCTATGCTAAAAAAATTATTATAGAATACAATACAAATATGACAGCATTACCTCCTCGTGTATTAGCAATGTGGAAACATTTTAGGCAAGTTAGAGTAGGTGCAAGTATTGACGGTTTTGGTGATATGGTTGAATACCAACGTTGGCCTTTGAAATGGAAGAGTGCTTACAAAAATTTACAAAAACTAGATGACATATGTGTTGAAAATAAAAATATATTTGCTTGGCTTGCTTGTACTGTTACTGCATACAACGTTTTTCATATACCAGAATTTATGTGGTGGAAGTTAAAAGAAAGTGGTTTCAAAAAAATAAACAGTTCAAAAAAACGACCAATTATTACACACCACGTTGCACACGGACCAAAAAGAACTAATATAAAATTGCTAAGTACAGAACTAAAGGAGGAACTGTTTCATCATTATAAATTATGGGAAGAAAAATTTATACAAGACAATGAAATAGATCCACATACAAAGGATAACGCAGTAAATATTTTGGACAGTATACTAAAATTTGCCAACAAAGAAGATTATGCACAAGACTACTTACAAGAATTTGTAAATTTTACTAATTACCTTGATAAAACAAGAAATCAAAGCATACTAGATGTAGCACCACAATACTCAAAAATATTTGACAAATAAATTAAGGAGTGTTATACTATAATATGACTGAAGACTTGAAATGGAGCAACTATGACTTCACGAAAATACCCTTTGATGATATTGTTAGCGTTGGTCAGCGTACTTTATTGTACCGTGACATATTCACAGTATCTTGGCTCCTCGGAAGATTCTGCAACTACCGATGCAGTTATTGTTGGCCTTATGCCCGTAGTGACCGTAAAGACCATCGTCCTACCGAGCTATGCTTACGAACAATCGATGAAATAAAAAGGCAAGCACGTGAGAACGGATTTAATAGTTATCATTTTAGTCTTAGCGGTGGGGAGCCTACTTTCCATCCTGGCTACTTGGATATTTTACAGCATTTGGCTAATGATGTAGAAAACACAAATTATACTAGTATTCATATGACAAGTAATTGCAGTAGACCTATAAAGTGGTTTGAAACATATGTAGAATATGCAAAACCTTTTCATAGAGCAAGTATTACAGCCAGTTTACATACAGAACACTTAAATACAAAGGAGAAGATGCAGGACTTTGCAGATAAATTAATCCTGTGTCAAGAACACGATGTACAGATTACCATTAATATGGTCATGGTACCTGATTGGTTCGAAAGAGACTGGGAAAACGCACTGTTCTTCCACGAACAAGGAATCAACGTCACACTCAAGCCGCAATCCGATCCAACGGCTAGTAAAGTGGTTGAAGGGTACAAAGAAGAAGACCTAAAACGTTTATGGAACGGAATGCCTCAAAGAGCGTACACTGAAAGTAAAAGGCAGTGGAAAGGTAGACCTAAACCTAAATTTGAAGTTCCTAAAGATATGATGTATATGCCAGATGCAAGTGTGCCTTGGCATATGCAAGTGGAATTTAGAGATAAAGCAGGAACAGCTTGGTATATGGATCAAGCAGAAAGATTCAACGCTTTTAATTTTAACAAATTTAAAGGATGGAAATGCAATGCAGGATATCAAGGAATTATTATTAGAGAGCCTGATGGAAGTATCAAACGTAGTTATTCTTGTCACGATGTTCCACTTGGCAACATAGAAACAGGATTTAAGTTATTTGATCATCCTATGCCTTGTATCACTGAAAGTTGTGTTAGTAGTGCAGATAGTAAAATACCAAAAAGGAAAGAAAATGCATTATAAGATTGTAGAAAATGCTTTTGATCAAAATATTATAGATACTATAATTGAATATTATGATAATAGATTTGCTGAAACACATTTAACAAATGGTATGTACAAAATTGAAGATCCGTGGAACCTAGATATTGTACAAGAGAATATAAAACCTGTTTTATCAAATTACTTTGACACTAATTTAGAAAATATAGGAGATAATATATACAAACACAACGATCCATATTTTCCACATTGTGATACAAGTGTTGGTTATCCTTGTTTTAATGTTCTTATTCCGTTAAAAGTACACAATGATTTAGAACAAAAGTTTTGCATATTTGATCAGTATATAAATGATTTTAGCAGTGGTGCAACTTGGATGGGCAAATGGTATGCTGCTGCACCAGAGTTTGAACATAATAAAAAACGTAGGTTTCCTTTCAAAGACAGCATAGTAGAAAATAAAACAAATCTTGAAATAGATGAAGAAATGTTTACAAGTTGTTTAGAAGCACGTGGCAGAGATAGATTATTGTTTAAAAATTTATCTGGTATTGCTGTTGATTTTACACCTGGTAGTTTAATTATTTTTGATAGCAAACATATTCATTGCACTGGTAGAATGGATTGTGATTGGAAAATGGGATTGAGTTTACGATTTGCAGGTGTATTTGGAGAAGAAGTGTAATGTATTTTATTTCTGCACCTTTTGGAAACTATTTACAGTATACTAACTTTTTAAGTGGTAAGCCAGTAATAAGTGTGACAGGAACATTTACAGTAAAGCCACGCCCTGGACTAGCAAAACAAATTATCAAAACTCTTAGATATACTAAAACAGGTTGGCGTAATCAACTAGGTTTGCGTAACCCAGGTATATTCCAAGGAATAGAAAATACATCACCTAAAAGCGTAATGAGTATTGCAAGTTTAGAACCAAATGATTGGAAAATACTTTATGAAATAGTTCCTAAAGATATGAGTGTAGAATTAAATATTAGTTGTCCTAATGTTGACAAGCATCCTAATCTAAGTAAAATTTTTTCTAAAGATGATAGGAAATGGTGCATTGTAAAAGTGCCACCAATTATTACAAATAAACAAATTGACAGAATTGTTAATTTAGGATATAAACAAATACACGCAAGTAACACAGTGCCTACTGCAAAAGGCGGGCTAAGTGGTTCTGTAATAGTTGAACATACACTTAGAATACTAGACTATATAAAAACTACACATCCTGATGTTGAAGTTATTGCTGGTGGTGGTGTATACAGTAAACAAGATGCAAAAACATATATTGATGCAGGTGCAGATCATATTAGTTTAGGAACTGTATGTTTTACGCCTTGGAAAATAAAAAGGATAATAAATTGAAATATGCAATTACTGGACATACAAACGGAATAGGTAAAGCATTTAGTGAATTACCAGAAGTAAAAGATAATTTTATTGGCTTCAGCAAATCAAATGGATACAATATTAAAGATGTTGAAGATAGAAGAAAAATTATTAAAGAAAGTATAGACTGTGATGTTTTTATAAACAATGCATATACATTGTATTATCAAACAGACTTGTTATACGAATTGCATAAAAAATGGAAAGATAGTGATAAAATTATTATCAATATGGGCAGTAATACAACTGATGGTATGAAAGACTTTCCGCATACTTACACTGCCCACAAAGCAAGTTTAGAAACAGCAAGTTTGCAACTTAGCAATACTAAGGATATTTGCAGAGTTGCATTGTTGAAATTTGGCTATGTTGGTACTGAAAGAATATTAAAATATATGAAACCAGAACATTATATTCCTGTTGAAGATGCTGCAAAAATAATTTACCAGACAGTAGAATGGGCAAATAAATATAACGTAAGAACAATGACAATTTTACCGAGAGAGCAATGAGTTATTATACAGAATTAGATTTACCAGAATTAGAATTATACGATGAATTCAATAAGTTAATGGACAATGGTACTATACATTGGTTTAGAGATGATTGTCAAGATCAAATTTGTATCAATAGTACAAAAAAAGATCCTGATAATTTTTTATTAGGTAGAGCGAGTTTATATTATGACTGGGATAAATCTTATGAAGAAGATGGTAAAATAGTAACTCCTTTACGTAAACCACCGTTACGGGAACAACAGTTTACTACACTTTGCACAGCATTTAAAGGTACACTGTTTGAAGAAGTTTACAATGCTCTCACAAAAAAATACAATGTTGGCAGAGTTAGAATAATGAATAGTCAACCAAAGACTTGTTTAACTTGGCATAGTGATAATACAACTAGAATACATTATCCAATGAAAACACAAGATGGCTGTTTTATGATTATTGAAGACGAAGTAAAACATTTAGAAAAAAATAAATGGTATCATACGGATACACGATACGAGCATACTGCAATGAACGCAAGCAGAGAAACTAGAATGCATTTGGTTGCTTGTGTGTTAGAGGAAAGGTTTGATGGAGAATACAACAAAGTTATTAATTAATCACGCTTTTTGTCATCTTATGCTTATACCTGCATTTTTGTATGGTGATGCTTGGATGTTCATAGCAGGATTTGCTTGGTGGTATGTAATTGCTATTGTTGCAATAAGTGGTGGATATCACAGATATTACAGTCATTTTAGTTTTAAGACACGCAAGTGGTATCCATATGCTGTAAATATTTTAGGAATGTTTGCAGGAGCAGGGCCAGCAATGACTTGGGCTGCAACACATAGACAACATCACGCATATAGTGACACTGAAGACGATCCCCACAGTCATAGTATCAAAGGTATTTGGAGTGTATATGTAAACACCTGGGGTTATGGTTTTAAAATTAAACGTAGATTTATAAAACGTTTACTACAAGATCCGTTGTTAAGATGGTTCCACAAATATTACTTTCATTTAAATGTTGCAATTATTGTTGTGTTTACTGCTATTGATCCTATGCTTATGATATTTGGTTATGCTATGCCTGTTGTACTAGCATTTCACGGATATGGTTTGTTAAATGTTTTAGGACACAAAGATGCACAACCAAACAATAGTTGGATAGCAAACATATTAACTGCTGGCGAAGGTTGGCATAAAAATCATCATAAACGTGCAGGAAGTTATGAAATAGGACAAAAATGGTGGGAACTAGATCCTACTGCTTGGTTTATAAAAATAATTAAGGTTTAGTATGGACATTACTTTTGCAGCAATTGACTTAGGTATTAGTGCTTTAGAAAAACAAAAAATATTAAATGAGATACTTAGTGTTCCTGATGATTATTGGCATTACAATGAATTTAGAGGATGTCATATGCTAGGCATATACAACGGTGGCGGTAAACTAGGTGGTAGAGATGTAGCAGGAAATACTGCTAAAGGTGAATTTGATTATACTCCAGCTGGTAAACTATGCCATTACACACGATATACATTAGAAAATAAAATGTTTCCTTTTATGGATCCTGTTGGCAGAGTAACAATACTACGTACAAAAGTTAATGCTGGATTGTCTGTGCATTTAGATAGCACCTATGAAGAAATAGGTACATTACAACACAAGTTTAGATATGTTCTAAATGGTAACATTGACAAACTATATTTTTTAGATAGAGATCATAAAAAAATATTTGTGCCTGATTGTTATGATACCTATGTAATGGATGGTAGTCACGCACATAGTTTAGATCCTGGCACAGAAGAAAAAATTACACTTTGTATAGGTGCTCCTTGGAAAGGAAAGCCTAATGCTAAGTATGATGAAATATTAAATAATTCATTATTTAATTTTAAAGTAAGTAGACCAAGTTATTACAAGCAGGAATGGCTAGATCCATTTTTTAAAAAATGAGAATTGTTACACTAGAACAATATGAAGAAAAATTTTTATCATATTGTAATAAGTTTTATAATTTAGATGATAGGAATAAAGATTGGTTTGATCCTGATTATGCAGGAAGCATACCAAATTCATACAAAAAATATCCACTGTGGACTTTTCTCATAGACGACAACGATAACCTAATTGCATTGAGTTGTGTGCAAACACATTATTTTCCAGATGATTGTGCTAGGCTTTTAACAAGAACATTTTACAATCCTGAATATAGACGCAAGCATTTAAAATATGAACATAATGAAAAAACACCTGCAATGTATATGCTTGAAGCACAACTTGAATTAACAAACTATAAACATAATTTTATGAGTGTAGAATTTATAAGAAGAAAAAATTCACTAGTGAAATTGGCAAAAAAGCTCAACGATAAATATTCTACTAACTGGAAAGTGCTTGATAATTTATATCACACTTATCCAAACAGTGATGATCCACATAGTTGGCAACCAGTGTGTGTATTACAAACAGATAGTAAATTTCCGTTGAGACACATATCGCAAACAGAATGGGAAAGCATATATGGCAGAAAAGTGTTTAATTCATAATACTCGTAGAAGCAGAGTTGCAGGAAACAACGGACCAAGAAGACATCAAATGAAAACACACGGTACAGTTACACAAAACGTACCTAAAGATGTATTAGAACAAATTTACCAAATTGCTGCTACATATAACGGAAATGATTTAGGCGGAGATAATTATCAGATATCACAGCATTGTGATGTAAAAACTGCATTTACTGCCAGTGAATCGTATTCACAAATTTTGTTGCAACAATTAAATGATGGCGCAGAAAATGAAGTTGATGAAACTAACTACACAACGTGGCGTAAAGACTTACAAACTAATCTAATTGAACAATACTTAGAAAACACGTTTAAAACACCGTATAGAGCCCGTATAAGCGTTATGCACGGGGGTAATGAACTAAATTACCACATAGACACTGATACAAGTGTGTTATGTCGTGTACAAATACCTGTAATTACAGAAGGTAGTTTATTTCAATGGAAAACAAAAACTGAAGAAATTAGTTTAGATATGTTAACCGGCAATAGTTATTTTGTTAACACTGGTTGGCTACATAGAGTTACAAATGATAGTAACAACATAAGAATTGTTTTAATTTTTGGTGTTGACTATGACAATTTACCAAACAAAGAAAGTTTGCTAATTTGACATATGTTGATAAAAATGATTGGGTGTTTGATACAAAACAACTACAAACAGAGTTGCAAAAATTATTAGAAGAAAATAAAGTCAACAATCAACGAGATGGCAGTTTACACGGGTTATGCCTAACTTCGCAGGACGGCAGTTTATACAATGGATTTAATTTTAATGTTGCTATACAATATCCTCCGTATGAACAACAAGATAAACAAGATCCTAATCCTAAAATTTATTTTGATTTAGAATACGCTAAACAAAACAACATATATCATATGCTTGACTATGAAGTAGAAACAAATGCTTGTACAGGTATATGGAAAGAAATAATAGACTTTTTGTACAGTAAAGGAATGAATCCACGTAGAGTAAGACTTTCTTACTTACCACCAGAAGGTGTTATTAATACACATAGCGATGGAGGCGGATATAAATTTCATATACCGATATACACAGATGGTACAGATTTTGTACACGGAGACGAATCTTACACATTAGAAGAAGGTGGTAGTTATCTAGCAAGTGTTAATCCTTATCATTATGTAAAAAATAATGGTGACACAGATAGATGGCATCTAGTTGCTGATGTTTGGGACACAGTAGGAAACTTTAGGATTGGAAAAGTAGGGCAAGACGAATTTAATAATGAAAAAGTAAATGCAAAACTATGGCGTGATTATGTTAACGGAAAAATAGACACACCAAATAAAATTTTATTAGGAGCTGAAAACTAATGCAAATGGACGCAGTAAGATATGAAATAGATTTTAACACTATGAGTGACTCAGAAATTGTAAACTGGGGTAAAAATATAGTAAAAGATAATGTTGTACTTGTTAGAAACCAAAACCTAGACGAAGCAGGCATACTAAGAGTTTGTGAATTAGTTGGCAATGTGCTGAAACCAAATCAATTTTTTATGCATCCAGATTACCCTGGCTTATTTAGAGTAACAAACGAACGTAAGGATGGCGATAAGATTGGTATCTTTGCAGACAAAGAACTAGACTGGCACAGTAACGGTAATGGTAGGAAAAGCGGCAAAGAGTGTTGTGTAGCCTTATATTGTATTCGTCCTGGTGAAAACAGTGTAACTAGTTTTTGTGATACTAGACAAGCATATAGAGATCTAAGCGAAGAAGATAAAAACTTTTACAAGCAAATAGATTGTACATTTAAATTTGAGAACGGAACATTTTATGACTTAGACGAAGATGACAAAGAATTAAAAATGTTTCAAGGTGGCGCAAGAGATTTCAAGTATGGTGTTACAAAACCTTTGGTATATACGCATCCATATGATGGTGATGAAGGATTGTACTTTACATTTCATTACATTAGAGAAATGTGGCTTAGAGATAATCCAGAAGAGAAGTTGGACAAGCAACCTATCTTTGATAAATTAATGGCACATATTTTCCAAGACAAATATATTTGGCATCACGATGATTGGCAACCAGGTGATTTTATTTTTATGGATCAGTTTCATAGTATTCATAAACGTAATGCAGTCGAAGGTGATAGATTCTTATATAGACTAAGTTTTGATTATGAAGGTTGTTATGGATAATGCATTACTACGAACTAGAATGGACAGATGATTTCAAACTTATGTTTGAAATACTAACAAAGTTTTACGTTAGTATGCCTAGTATTCTAGATGATGAAACTCCAAGATTGCCTATTATTTTTGATAAATTAAAAGATGCATACGAAAATCCTTTTAACAAGCATAAACAAGCATTATGGTTTGATAGAATAAAAGAACCAGATCAGGAAGTAAAATTAATACTTGAATTATTTGACAAATACAAATTCAAGCACAATATAGACTATTTTACACAATCTGGACATAAAGATATTACAGGTGAATTTTTACCACATAGACATATGCCAGGAAAAGTTAGACGTGGTGTTACAGATGATGGTGCTGCTGTAGATAAAGTACAAACCGATGCAGTAGGCGAAAAAGGTACAGAAATACAAACTACAAATGTACAATTTACATTTCCGTATATTAATTCACATTTAGGCGAAACACAATGGTCAGCAACATACGATGTGCCTTTCTTAGAAAGACGTAGATTTACAGAAGAAGAAATTACTGGCAGATACACACTTAACACAAAGCCTGTTTTGTTTGATGTTAAGTCTTGGCACCAAGGACGTAATACAACAAATAATGAAGATAGAGTATTATTTGGTATACCAACTTTATTTAATAATGTTAAAGAAGCAGTTAAATACCTAAGGAGATTACAATGAATAGATTGAGATATAAATTCGGAGATAGATTTGCAGAAACTAAAGGATACGATGGGTTTGCTGCTGATAAAGATGAATTAAATAACTTCTTTGAACAAAAGGTAAAAGGAAAATTAGGTGATCATAACACTGTTGGTATAGATAGTACAAAGCAACATATATACAATGTTTGTTATGATTGTAATATACCTTTATGGAACGAAATATATAATCGTGTTACAAATATAGGTACGATGTGTGATGTAAAACTAAATTGGGATGAAATAAAACATTGTATGCGTTTTACTTTTATATGGATGCCGCCAGGAGGAGATCTTACTCCACACACAGCTCATTACTTCAGAGCATTAAGTGCATTCAATACACCATTACGTGGCAAAACAGAAATAAGTTTCTACGAACATTTACCACAAGAAGATGGAACACACAAAGTCGGCAAAAAATTAGAAACGCACGAATATTTCAATCCTAATTTTTTAAATGTAAATCGTTATCACGGTGTTGCAAATGATACAGAAGAAGAACGTATGATATTAAAAACACATTTACTTATTGTGCCTTGGCAAAAACTTGTTAAAGCATACGAAGGTGATGATATTATTAATATGTTTGAAGAAACAGTTCCTTGGCAAAAACAAAAGAAAGAAACACAAGTCAAACGTCATGGATAATTTTAACAAAGAAGAAATAATTAATCACGCACGTGAACACGGATGGTGGTTACAAAGAGATGTGCAAATGGATAGGAAGCAATTTATGGAGTTTTGTAACCATATTGCTACACCTTGGTCGTGGAAAATACACGATATGCACGGAGAAGGCGATCTTAACGAAGAAGAAGTTGTAGATTGGTCAAGTGAAACTAGATTTATGAAACGTAGTTTGCCTTGGCACGCTGATAATCCTTGGAGTAAAGATTTTCAGTTTCCTTTACGTGCATTTTATGCAGTAAATATACCTGATCCAAAAGACGGACCTTTAGAGTTTCTTAATCAAACAAAATGGTTTGAATCACTTGGCGAAAATCAAAAAGCAGACTTTAGATATATGAAAGTACTTGTGCAATGCTACAAAGGAAATTGCCAACCTTATTACGATGACTTTGTAAAAGTAAATCCAATTACAGGTAAAGAAAGTTTAAACTGGGGAAGTAAAGTTGTATACAGCGATGTATATGGGTTAGAACCTGATGAAGGACACGCACATAATCATTTTTCATTTACAATGGCAATTATGCGTGATAGGAATATTGTTCCTGATGAAGAAATATCTACTTGGTTTCAAGATATGATAGATAAAGGGCATCACGATATTGTTGAATTTAAAGAAGGTGATCTGCTTGTTAATGATAATTGGACAACATTTCATTATAGAAGAACATTAACAAACCCTAACGAACGTTTACTTTATAGGAAAACATTGTTGCAACCATGGCAAAAATATATTGGCTAACGATAAATGTAATTGGAAAAGATAATTATTTTAATGATTATCTCACAAATCCAGCAAAAAGATTTCAAACTGGTACAGGTAAAGCCTTAGGCAAAGATTACTGGAAAATGTATGAACAGGCATATTTGTATGCTAAACACCAAGGACATATTATACTACGAGCAAAAGTTATTAACAAACGTAACGTGTTAAAAATATATCAAATATGGGATAGTAAAGATGTTCGTGAACAATGGGAACAAAAAGTTGATCCTAAATACTTTACTGCAACAGTACCACTTATTACATATCAATATCCTGTAAATGAAAAACAAAAAAACAAAATATTTGACTTAGTATTAAAAAGTAATAAAGTAATTTTACAGGCAGTAAGAGAAGATCATAGAACGCCAGGAATGACTATAGGCGATCCTTTAAAGTTAGATGTACTTTATAAAACTTAAAGACCAAATTTACCAGATATATTACTGCTAAAAGGTTTCTCACTTTTCCATAATGGACTATGCAAATATTTGTTTGTACTATCCCAAACACTATCATCTTCATCAAAATTTATTTCTGGAGAAACAGTGATAGTTCCTTGCATAGAACTATGGTTGCCACAAATGTAATAAAAAGTTCCTGGTAATGTTGGTGTCCATTGTACGCCATTACCGCCGTATGAACCTTGACCTGTTGCGGCCGGAGTTGATACTTGATCGCCAGTACCAGTAGTTGCAGCATCTTTTATGTATATTGGATGTGTAACCCCTGCATTGTTTGTAATAGTAAGCGTATCTCCTACTTGTACAGCAATACTATCATTATTACCTGATACACTACCATTTCTATCTGTTCCACTCATTACATATGCACTTGCTCCACTGTTTGTAGCAGTGATTGCATAAGATTCTGGTGTTGTTTTATCTGTGTATAGCTGATCACTTTTTGCATTTGCTTCAATATATGTTTTCATTTGTGCTGGTGTCATACCTGGATTTGCTTCTAATATACACGCAACCATACCAGCAACTTGTGGTGATGCCATACTAGTACCTGATATTTTCATTAACTTATAATTGCTGTCTAATGGTGAATCAGGTCCGCCATATGTGCTGTATAATGCACTTGTACCACCGTTATCAGTTGAACCTACACTTATAATTTCTGTACCTGGAGCAAATATATTTACACCCGGTCCTGCACAACTTGATTCGGCTTTTTGCTCTTTACTACCTGTATATGTATAATCTACATTTCCTACCATAAATGCATTTTCACTAAAAGGTGAACTACCGCGGAAGATAAATTCTTGAGAGCCACTTCCAAATGCACACGTATCATCATAATGTGGGCCACTTGCTTTATCTATGTAATAATAACTGTTTCCTGCTGCTATACAAAATATAATACCAGCATCTAAACATTCTTGTAAGTCTGTATCTACACTAGCAACACGAACATTTATTCTTCTGTTTAGACCTATTACAGGCACAACACCTACATTAGCCCAAAGATTATTACTACTGCTGCCATAATCTGAATAACTCCAACTGTTACCTAAAAAGGAACCACTAGCTGGTGTGCTTCTATTACCACCATAACCCCAACTTGCATTTACAACTGTTGGACGTTTGAATCCTGTCTTAGGATCTATAGGCTTGTTGTTATGCCATCCTTTGATAACATCAAAACAATTAGTTACACTAATACCAGTACCCGAATCTCCTGTGCCTTCTAAACCAGCTACTTTTACAGAATATATGTGTGCATCTTTAGCCCAACCTTGTGTGCGGCCTGCTACTGTACCTGCACAATGACTTCCGTGACTGTCATAGTCTCTATAATGGTTAGCACTTTGTGATCCTGCAAGTCCACTTTCTGCGTACCAATCGATTTGCTTTACTCTGCTTATACCTGCACTATCTGTAAATTCAGGATGATCAACTTGTAGTCCGCTGTCTTGTATTACAACGTCTACACCTTTTCCTGTAAGTGTATAATTAAATTGCTCTGTAATTGTTGCTGTACCATCAAAAACATCAAAGCCTTTAGCACATCTTATCAAACCCCAATTTAAATCGTTTGAGTTTCCGCTTTGAGTATTCTTTTTCCAATTAGCACCACCTTGAAATGCATTAAACCCAATATCTATATCTTCTCTATCTTGTGGTGGTATTTGTACATCTACTACCCTATTATCACCTCTAAGTGCAGTAGCTTCTGCATCTGTTAATGCATAGTGTGTATTTCTTTGACTTAACGGTCTTGCATTTGCAACGTCTACTGTTCTATTTGGTATATCTCCAGCACCAGTTGATGCTATCATTTCTGCATTAAATGCATCGTAGTCTACACCTGCTTTAAGTGTGACAATATACTCTTTCTCGCTCATTTAGGCTCCTTAGTGTAAGTCTACCCAAGCACCGTTTGCATATCCTTGGAATTTATTTGTAGTGGTATTATAAACCATATCACCATTTGCAGATGCTAATGCATCACGTTCTGTTGTTGTGAATGATGCAAATCTTACTGGCGATTGTGTAATTACTACTGCATTACCTGCTGTCAAGTTTAAATTACTTGCCGCAGTTATTTCTGGCGTACCTGTGCTTGTGCTTTCAAAACGGTCTGCAATAACAGCATTGGTAACTGTTAAATTGTTTTCAACTGTAAGATCACTTTGACAAGTTACTGCTGGAATAATTACCATACCACTTGAATCGTTTGTATCAACAGTTGATCCTGTGAAATCGTAGTTTCCTAAGGCAGCTGGTTGCAGTGCTGAATCAGCTTTTGTACCTTGAGCACTTGTAGCAGCATCTGTAATGCCGTAACCTGCTAGTGTAGTTGGTGTACTAGTTACACCTGACCAAGCAACTCCACCTGCTGTACCGCTTACATTACCTGTTACGTCACCTGTAAGTGTGCCAGTGATTGTTACACCATTAGTGGTTGTTTGTAATTTTGAACTACCGTTGTAATATAATCTAACACCACCATCTTCTGTAGCATCTATTTGTACTTCATCATTTGCAGCATTTTTTATTTCTAGTAAATTTGATAAAATTTGTAATCCGCCATCACCAGCATCTTTAATTACACTTGCTGTGCCTGTGTGATAAATTTGTAAATCATCGCCTGCACCAAATATTAATGTATCGTCAGAACCTGGACTTGCAGCATCACCAAACTTAATGTTGTAAGTTCCTGTTGTCATATTGCCGCCAAGCACTGGACTTGTATCGCCTGAAAGTTCAGTTACACCAGTAACTGTAATGTCACCTTCTGCATTACTTGAAGTGCTTATATTTCCTGCACCAAGTATTTTAAAACTTTCTCCGCTATTGATTAATCTAATAGCACTATCGTCTGCACCAACACCAATGTTGCCAATGCCTCCGCCCGAACCACCTGATCCTACAACGTCTACATCATTTACCCACGCACTACCGTTATATTTTAAAACTTGTCCAGCTTGTGGAGTACCAATAGTTACATTTCCTAAATCAGAAAGTGTGTTAGGTGCTAAGTTTACTTTACCTGCTACACCATCAACTAATATTGTTGAATCATCAGCTACAACTGTACCTGTTATAGAGGCTGCTTCTAAGTTGCCTGAAAAAATACCATCGCCTCTTACATCTAATGCTTTTAGTGGTTGATCCGTTTTAATACCTAAATAACCAAAACGGTTGAAAACCATTGCATTGTCTGTGCCTGTACCACCTGATTCGTTGTATGTTAAAAATACAATTCTACCTGGCATAATACCATCAGCAATAGCAGTGGTATACTTGTCAGCACCCATTTTAATTATAGCTGAGTTAGTGTAAGAATCTCCGTCATAGCCTTTTGAAATAAAGTTATATACTGTATCACCTGCTGTCAATACTGTTTTATTTGCAATAGTACCATTATGTCCTCTTGCTTCTAATGCTACACCATTTGTACTTGTTATAGTTGAATCAACAATAATATTTGCACTATCGCTACTTAATGTAAGCGCACCACCTGAAAATGTATTGCTTGTTACATCAACCATTACATTGTTTAAGGAGTTAAAAACTGATGCTAGTACTTTATTATTGTTTCCGTCTACTAATACTGTGGAATCGTCACCATATACACTACCTGATAAATCACCATCAAAACTACCGTTAAATAAGTTTGCAGCCATTGAGGTTGCATTTACATAACCACCTGCATCAATATTTAAGTTAACATCTATACTTCCGGTTGCGTTAATATTGCCTGTAGTATCAATATCGCCAGTACCAGTTATATCAAAGCTATTTAAATCAAGGTTGCCACCTAACTGTGGAGTTGTGTCGTCTACTACATCGCCTCCGCCGCCACCGCCGCCGGATCCTGATGATACTTGATTACCACCAACAGTCGTTCCGTCACCTACCCAAAGCGGTCCTACACTAGCGCCTGAATAGTCTGTAACGTAAATTAATTCACCTAATTCTGGGGTATAAGACAAACGCTCAGCATTAGTACCTCTTTTAATTCTCAAAGCCATATGAAACTTCTCCTACAGTATTACTTTAAAGTATTTATCTCATATTTAATTATTTGTTAAGCTTTAAAAAACGCTTTGTGCGTTTAGAGACATCTTTTTGAAGGCGCTTGGTATCTAGTCTAAAATCAACAGTATCTATTTTGTCATTGTATTCATCTAAGAATGAAGCAATAGTATCTGATGGATCCTCTACATTTTTATTGTTATGTACATCAATTTCCCAAACTTTTTGGTCAAGAAAGGTTACAATTACTGTAGAAACGTATTCAATAGGGAGGTAATCATAATTGACTTCATCTAAAATTTCCTCCCAATAGTCGGTATCACTTGGTTCTTTAGGCACTTTCGGTTTTCTTTGCGGCTTTACGTTTAGTAGGAACAAGTTCTTCTGCTTGCTCTCTAAGTGCCTTTGCTTCTTTAAAAAGTGCATCAGCTTGTGATCTATATTGTGCCGCTAAGTCTTCGTTACTCATTACTCCGTCAGTAGAAACTTCTTCAGTGTATACAGCTGATGGATCAACTGTTTCTTTTGTGTCAGGTACAGTTTCGCCATCTGGGCCTTTTAGAGCTAAATCGGCTACTGTTACACCTTTTTGTTCAGCAATAATTTTATTCAATTCGTCTAAAGATATTGCATCAGAATTTGTTGGTGTCATTTCAACAATACTAGTTTCAACTTTTCTAAGTTTGCCTGTAGTATGAAATCCTGCTAACATATTTCTACCATCTGGTAGCATAGCTCTCGCCATTGCTTCACCAAACTCATATGCTTCTTGTCCGGCAGCTGATTCAACTGCGGTAATTAGTGCATCGTGTTCCTCTGCACTTAAATTTTCTGTTTGACAAACCAAACAATTTTCTGGTTCGCCTGGAACAACTCTATAAGCTACTATAACTTTTCGCTTATTAGATTTAATTCTTCCTACGTGTTTAAGAGCCATCTTCCGCCTCCGTTGTTGGTGCTGTTGGTGCTGCCGCAGCCGCTTTCTCTGCAGATTCAGCCGCTTCTTTAGCTTGTTTTGCTTGTTCTTCAACAGCTTTTAAGAAACCATCAAGCTTATTATAAAGAGCTCCGACATTTGCGAGCTCATTTGCTTTGAATGTTCCTCGTTCAGTAGAGAGCTCAATTACAGCTCTTGCTAATGCTAGATCTTGAATGTTTAGTTCATTTGGATCTGGTTGTGTTTGTTCAGTCATTACTCTTTTACTCCTTGTATAATATATATTTTCTTGACTATCTTGTATACTTCAAATGTGGACAAGCTAACATAAAAAAGCTCATCTCTTTGGATAATTCAAATCCAACTGTTGTTACACTTGAAATTGTATCGTTTTGTATAGATACATTTTCTCCTAAAAAGTATCTTCCTGTTAAATTATCTTCAATCCAATCAGAAAGAACTGCTTCTATGTTATAGGTTTTTTCCAAGTCAACAGTCTCGAAAGTAGGAGGGCAAAAGTTTACCCTCCTTATACCTAAAACATCTAGTGGATTGGTTTTAACCTTCACGCAGCCTCCTCATAATGTGCAGTCATACCAAAAGGACCTTCTAAGTTTTTATCGTGATGACTATGAATAACAAATAATGTATCACAGTAATTAGGATCTCCCCAACTATCCCAAGCATAGCCATCTGTAAACATAATAAATTTCTTAGGCTCAATGCCTTGATCCTTCATATATGTCCAATTTACTTCAAAGTCAGTGCCGCCACCACCTTTAACTTCATAGTCACTGATATCGTCTCCGTCATCTGAACTATAAAATGCTTCATTATATACCTTAGTATCAAAACACCATATTGTAATTTTGTAATCTTTGTACTCGTCCATAATACCTTTAACTTCACTTAAGAAGTCTTTAGCTTGCTTATCACCTATACTACCTGACATATCAATACTAATACAAAGATCAATAGTTTCTTCAAAGTTCATACCTGGAAGTATAGCACCACTTTGCCAACCTTTGCGATTTGGTCTTACAAAAGTGTAATCACTTTTAATTGTGCTTTGAATCTGCTGACGTAGTAACTGACGCCAATTCATTTTAGGCTCAGTAAGTTCTTTTATCATACGTGTAATTTCAGCTGGAGTATTACCAGCACCTGCTGCCTGTGCGGCCGCCATCACTGCTTCTTTTATTTCGTCTTTAATTTTTTGCTTTTCGCCTTCAGATAATGTTTGACCTTTTCCTTTGCCTTTACCATCATCGTTGCCTTCACCGTTGCTTGCTGGCCCTTCGCCCCACTCAAAATGCTCATCTAACATTTCACCTAATTGTTCAATGTCAATTTTTTCTGCATCTTGGTACAATTGGTCGTATACTTCTTCACTAGTCCAATCTAAGTATTTGAAGTCTTGGAAACATTCTACTAGCTTTGGCTTCATACCAATTCTATCTCTAACTAGAATATTGTTAACAATATAATCACAAGCAACATTGTAAAGATAAGGATTACGATCTTCTCTTCTTGTAAGATGATCAAATACCATATGTAAAATTTCGTGTGCGATAACAAATTCTATTTCTTTGTTATCCATTGCATTAAAAAACTGTGTATTGAAGTATAAGTTTTTACCATCTACTGCCGCAGTAGGAATAGTTTCGTCTGCCGCAACAATTCGTAAACGTGTTGCCATATTACCGAAAAAAGGATGCCTTAGAAGCAACCCAACTCTTGCAGTAATAATTCTATCTAGTACAACCTTTTGCATTTCTTCTAATGCTTCTGGTGTAATATTAGGATCTGGTTCCCAATTCTTTAGTTTGCTTGCAGTTTTTTCTGTAGACATTTTCATTGCTACATAGTGCGGCATAAAATCTAACATAGTTGTCCTCTTTTTATCAGTGCTGTAATAGTTATAACATTATTTAATATGATTGTCAACCTTTAAATAGAATAGTGGACAGTACGAATACTGCCCACTAGTTATTGGCTCAAGCGTTTTGAGCAGCCTTGATATACTTGCCATATCGCGAGTGAAACTCATCAAAACAAGCAACTTCATCAGGATCAATTGGAAGATTGTATTGTGTAAGAGCAAGCTTTATACCCATTACAACTAATTCAGTCTCAAAATTATCCATTGCAAACCTTAAAAAGTTATCAACTTTTTTGTCGAACTTCTTGTCATTTGCATCACTTGCTTCTTTAAGCTCATAACAAAGAGACACAGTTAAGGAATACATTGCACTGATTTCCTGTGTTTTTATCTCTTTTACCTTGCCATCTAAAATATCGGATGGATTAGGCATACTTCCCGCAATCTTACGATGAGCCATAAATTTTACAGCCAAACCTTCACCTACAGCACCAGCAACAAGGTCTGTAGTTGTAGATTCATCTGAATCATCTTCGTCTAGTAGTTCAGAAACAAACGACCAACTACGTGGCGTTGCAAAAGAACGACTTGGCGATTTAGGATCAAAATCATAAAGATCCTGTTTTGCAAATTGCAAGTAGCCAACAACATCTTTGTGTTGCTTGTTGTCAACTGCCCACTCAAACCAATCATCAAACAATACTGAAAGTTCTAAGTGTATAAAGCGATTTGCAAGCGGAGCAGGCATTCGATACGTAACACCTTTGTCTGCTTCGCGGTTACCAGCGGCAACGATAATAACGTTGTCTGGTAATTTGTATTGTCCTACTCGACGATTTAGAATCAACTGATATGCTGCCGCTTGTACAGCAGGAGGAGCTGAGTTCATCTCGTCAAAGAATACAACAATGTTATCATATGCTTTTGCGAATTCTTCGTCTGGCAATTCGCTAGGTGCGCCCCACACCATTTTGCCTTGGTTAGCATCAAAGTACGGAATACCTTTGATGTCTGTTGGTTCCCACAGCGATAATCTAATATCAATTAGATGGCTGTTTTTCATACTATCAGTAATCTGCCTAATAATATCAGACTTACCAATACCTGGAGGACCCCATAAAAACACAGGTCGCTTCTTTTTAAATGCCCGATAAATGCTTTTCTTAGCTCGATTCGGACTAACTTGTCTTGTCATTGTATCCATTTTGTATTTCCTTGTTTGTTTGTATCAGTGCTTATACGTTACATTAACATTTATTTGTTGCAGTGTCAACCTTTTTATATATCTTTATATTCAACAACTGCTGAAAGCTCGTCTACAAGAGCTTTACCATAATCTGTAAACAAGATACCTTGCTCCCATACAAAATGCTCTACATCTTGTATATGATAAAAAGTTTCTTGTTGTGCAATCCAACGGAGTGCTGTTGTACGATCGCCTGCACCAAGATTTATCACATCTTGCACACGGTCTTCAAATCGTGCAACACAGGCTGCTTCACGAATTTTCTCTTCAGCCATATTTTGCTCAAGAGTTTTGCAGTACTCATCCCAAGTTTTCTGCTTTTCTGCAGGAGTACAGTTATTCCAGTCTGCGTAAAAAGCTTCACGTGGACGGACACCATACACTTCTTTGTGTAAGTCTGAAATAGTATCTTCACAGTATGTAAACATTTGAAAGCCCTCTTTGCTTTATTGCCCTATATATACAATATAAGACATCTTTACACAAAGGTCAACCTTTTTTCTTTAATTTTATTAAAAAACTTCCTGGATTATATTTTTGTTGATTACATTCTCTAACAAATGGATGATTACTTGCCCAAGTAGGAAATTCTCTCATCATAGCACCTTGGCCTGTGATTACAATACATTGTCTATGTCCAAGATAATATGCTTGATCAACGGATTTTTTAAATTTACGCCAACCTTCGTGTATGTGAGCACCGTGTAAATCAATCCTCATTTTGTCTTTTCATTGCTTTTGTAAGGCCGTACTTACGCAAATCACCACTAAACAATGTTAATTCAACTGCTTTCTTCTCATTTGTAACCGTTATGCTTCTATTTGTCAAATAATAAGGGCAATCGATAAACTTATCTAAAAATATTATAATTTGTGTTGTTAAAGGCATTTCACGTGGATATGGAATATCATATGTTGTTAGTCCTAATTCTTGTATTGCTTCATACCCTTCATCTGTTAAACGAAGTCCGCCTACTTCTTTATTTCTAGTATTATACCACCAAATATGTAAGTGTTCTTGTACTGAAATATCATTATAAGTTTTGCCTAATTCTTTTAGGAAAATTTTTGTGTATGTAATTTTATTAGACATTAGTCAATTTGTTCACCTTCGACTAATTTTACTACTGTAAATTCATCTGTTTTGAACATTTCATTTAATTTCTTTGATAGATTAAATGCGTGACCTGGATTTGAAAAACTAGTTTTTTTATACTTTGGACCAGGGTAATTAGTTAAAGAATTACTACTTTTTAAATTAAATGGTTTATTTTTGTAAAACACAGCCCATATTGCATCTGCTTCTAAAACCTGCTCACATTTGTATGTAACACTATTTGTAAATTCTAATAATACATTTGGCTTGGGTCTGCTCATATGCGTATCCTCTTAGTTATATACGCATATATTTATCCTTTTTAAACTATAGTTTAATTATTTCCAGTCGGAATCAGCACCTATTACTACTTCAATATCTCCAATATCACCGCCTGCATTTTCTTTTACAAACTTTTCTAAATCACCATTCATTCTTGCCATAACAATTCCTAAAGTAAATGCAAGATTTTTTGCTTGATTCATATCTAAACGTAATTCTCTTGCTCTGCTTGATTCTGCAGATTTAACTTGCTGAATAAATTGTTGTATGCTACTGGTATTTAGAGGCTCTATTGACATTACTTAAGGCTGCTTTCATTTCTATTTCTGTTTTAAATGGACCCATATATTCATTTCTTTGTAAAGTAATCAATTTAGGGCAAAAACTTTTAAGCCAATTTACGTTAAATCTCACTAGATAATATCCAGCACAGTATAAACTTTTACTCTTCCTACTTTTTGTAAACAAAGGTAATTTACTTTGCAAATCATACATACTGTTAAATGGCAATGATCTAGTAGGATAGCCGTGTACTTCTTTATCTGTATTATTTTCCGTAGGAATTTTTGCAACAAAAAGATCTTTGCCTAGTTTTCTTTTCAATGCATTTTCACTTTTGTAAAAGTCTATTTTACCTTTTGCACTGACAACAAATCCTTCTTCTTCTTTTGCTAGTGTACCAACACGTACACCTGCATCTTCAACAATCCAAAATTTTCCATCTAAAATAGGTTTTGCTTTCACTGTCATATATAATACCTCGCTTGTAACGGTTCTGCATATTGTGCCGCATTATCTGCAATACGCTGTAAATCCCACTTAGCACAAAACTTCATAAGTCTCATACCTACTTGGCTAACGTTCTTACTGCTTGCTGATTGGATAGTGTTATTTATTTCTTGCTTTATGTTATCTGGTTGTGCAGTCAAATCACATAATGTAACATTTCTTGTGTAATCATCTAACACACGATGTTCTACACCTTCGTGATCAACCCAACGTTGCAACATCATATTGTTCCAATTGTAGCCTTTACTTTCTTTATCAGCAAATGCTTCTAGTAAGCCTACTTTGTTCTTTGTACCTTTTTTACGTACACCTGGATATGCACTAAACACGTTATCACTAGTGTCACCACGCATACACTTTTCAAACAACATAAATTGTGGTTCTGGAGCAGCCTTAGGCTCCTTAGTTTTCTTGTCTATTACAGATTTACCTTTGTCATCAAAGTAACCTTCGTGTGTAATTGTAACATTTTGTACACCGTTATATTGACGCACATTGGGTGCAATAAGTTGTGCAAAGTCACCATCTGTGCTAACAATCACGTGTTCATCATTTGGATGTGCTTGCACCCAACCTGCTATAAGATCATCTGCTTCTAACACAGGATTATGTAAAACTGTGCAGTTTGTTTTGTCTGTAACAAACTCTTTGAACTCATCAAATATTTCCCAAAAGATTTTATCTTCTTCTGCCTCACGTGGGCTCATAGCTTCACGATGTTCTTTACGGTTACGCTTGTAAGGCTCATAATAATCTTTACGCCAACTACGTCCTTCTAAACAAAAAACAACGTGTGAACCGCTGAAGTCTTGCCACGCTTTCTTAATACTGTTAAGTGTAATGTGCATTGCCATACCTACTTTAGTATCAATATCGCCACGTACTACGTGTCTAGCTCTAAAGAAAGTATTTGCTGTATCAATTAGTATGTAAGTCATAAAACTCTTCTTCTACATATCGTTTCAATTCGTGGTCACCAACATTGTCAGGTACTTCGTTTTTGTAAAACAATCTGTAGCTGTCACTGCCGTATTTCCCAATTCCATATAACATTGTAGCATCATTTCCGTCCCAAGTCAAGAACTCTTTACTCATTCTTTTCAAACGCTTATATCTTACGTTTACCATACCGAGACTTTCGATTATAGTTTTAATTGTTTTTTCGGGTGTGTTTAAGAAATGTACAGGAGTTGGCGCAGTTGCAAACAACGGAGGTAATACACGTTTTACTTGTTTTCTATTTGTACAATTTAAACAGATAACACCTACCATATGTTGCCATACGTTTTCAACTTGCTGTTGAACCATTAGATCGTCACGCATTACGAAACTTCACTTTTTCCTTGATCGATAGGTACAACATTAATATAACCTGCGCCTCTATCTGTGTCTATTCCTTCTTCTACAAACATATTGTAAACAATATCTTTGAACCATCTATCAACAATTTGTTCTTCAGCATCGCCTTTTTCGCCATAGCCTGCGCCAATAAGTTGTTCAATAAAATATTTGTTCCAATCTAATTCAAAAAAACCATTTCTTACGTTATCTTGGTTAACTTTGACATCAAGTACATTTACCCACGGTTCTTTCTTTTTTGTAGCATATGCTTTAGGATCACGAACTTTTAACTGTTCCATTTCTTTGGCTTCTAAAGCAGCCTTCTCTTCTGAAATACGCTGTTCTTCTTCTGCAATGCGTTTTTCTTCTGCTTCAATGCCAGTTACTTTTTTAAGCCATTGTTTCATTTATTTTCCATTCACTGCTGGTATTCTATCAGCCCAAGGAAAACCATTTACAAGTTTTCTTAGTTCTGCACCTTCAAAGTTTTCCATACCAAGATAATGTGCAAGGGTTTCATTCTCAGGATCTATTTTGCTTAGTTCCCTAGTTAGATTATTGATCATATCATAATCCATTTGTGTTTTAATGTGCTTTCCCATTAGTACTCCACTGTTTGTTTAAGATAATTAACTTCGACTTGTTTTGCGCCTAACGTATCGTCATATGATTCTTCCATTCTGTACGATACGCCTTGCTTATACAATTTTACATTTAGTTTGTTTATTTCTTTAACCATTGTATTGAGGTCTTTTACCATTTCGGCTACTTTTGGATCTTTCTTATTAATTTCCTTATTTTTTCATATTCCTCATCGCTTCTAATACCGTTAGGAACACTGTCAATATTCTTTTTAAGTTCCCCAGGCATTTCCGAATAAGCTGATGTGGAGTCTAGGCGAGAACCTCCACCCTCGTTCCATACAGAGGTCCGCCACCTCTTGTACGTTGAGAGTGTATTCTTCCGACCTACCCCCAAGCGGCATAAGATATACAGGAACGTTGACACCTGCTTCACGATAGGCACTAACAGCTCTAGCGACTTCGTCAACATCGTCTTGATCAGCGACAACAAACTTGAGATACATATCGCTGCCGTTAACACGCCTATAGTCAGCAGCCACAGCAGGCTTAATAGCAGTTTCCCAAGGTTCTCCGCTAACGCTAAGTTTTGGGGAACAAGACCAAGTGACTTCAAATCTGTCTTGAGTGTTGAGGTAGTCATAGAAATCATCTTTAAGATGTTGTGTAGTATTTGTTTCAAATGTGACATTTTTCAAATCCCTCATCCGTGGATGTTCAAATAATTCTACGTACAGTCGTTGCCACGCCAACAACGGTTCGCCACCAGTCATAATCAAATGTACATCTTGGCCATTATCCATTGTCCATTTGCCTTCTGGTAATAAACTTAGTAAATGTTCTACAACTTCATCTACATCTTTAAGCATATTGAAATGTTTAAATTCTGGATAGATACTTGCATATGTATCACAACCTGTGTGTACAATAGGCAGATCATTAAATTCTTTTGTAGTTTCGTGAATGCCATCAGCAAGTAATTGCTTTACTTCTGCATTGTAACGTTCACCACGCTTGTGTTGTTCCCAACGATCGCCAACGCTTTTATCAACACCAAAATTCATACAGCGAAAGTTACAACCGAAGGTACGTAGGAATACACTAGGTACTCCTACAAACTTGCCTTCGCCTTGTACACTATAAAATGCTTCACTATAGCGTAACTTCATTATAGTTCCTCCGCAATACCGAGGACTTCAGCAACAAGTAAACCTAAGGCTAACCAACCCCAACTACCTGTTGCTAAAGCAACTACGCATCCTGCGATACGTACACCACTTTTTACTAAACTAATATAAAAGTGTTTTTTACTTACATCTACTGGTTCTGCCATTATGACCCCTGTGCAAATTGCTGTTGTAGTTTAACGTTATCGATAAACTCTTTTTTAGTTGCTGGATCATTTTTAAATGCACCACGTAACACTGTAGTTTGTGTTAAACTACTGTGTGCTTTGATACCTCTATTTTCACAACAACCGTGCGTGGCTTGTACATAAACACCAACATTTTCACTTCCTGTATGTTTCTGAATTTCATCAGCAATCATTACATTTAGTTCTTCTTGTAGTGTTCCACGCATAGCACACCACTGTGCAATACGTGTGTATTTACTCAAACCTAGTAACTTAGGACCAGCAATAATACCAATGTATGCTACACCTTTAACAGTTTGGTGATGATGTGAACACAAACTTGTAAGTTCACTACGCACAACCAACATACCTTCATAACCTTCACCTTCATTTACATAATTAGGAAAAGCATTAGGTGCTGGCATTGGATTATATCGACCAGACATAATTTCGTTGACATACATTTTTGCCATACGTCTACCAGTGTCAATACTGTTAGGATCGTTCTCAGTATCGATAATCAATGTTTGTAAAACATCTTCAAACTTATAAGCAAGTTCGTTCTTGATCTCTTCAAGTTCCCACTCGCTTATGTGTTCACTAATATTATCATTTGCAAAAAAACGCACGTTATTTTTTTTAAGTCTTTCACGTACAACTTGACTGACTTTTACTTCTTCTGTCATTTAATTCTCCGAGTTATAGACGAGGATGTCTATTGTTTATAGTAACACTATTTAGATCTTTTGTCAACAATTAACTAAAATATTTTTCAATCATTTCAATTCTATCACTGGCTGCCGCCATAGTGTCTAATTCATTTTGTATTGCTTCTACAATATCTGCGTGTTCGCCTATGCCAACACTTTGATTCATATATACCATAATATTCGTTTTAGCTCTTTCTAGCTCGCCTTCGGCGTGCATCCTGGCAGCTTTGGCTAATTGTTCACTCATACTCATTGGCTTTTCTCCTTTTTTAGTCTCTGTCTCTCTTCATATTGAGCTTTCTTTTCGAGGTATTGTTCCTCAGTTAAGCTATGCCAACCAATACATCTACCAGTTGGACTTCTTCCGCACCCACAACTCATATTTCCCTCCTTGTTGTTTATAATTATTTATTAATCATATTCCCAAGGAAAAACAATCCAAGTATCTTTTTCGCTAGTATCTATTTCTTCCCATACATAGTCTACATTGCCAAAATTTGTGTGTGTTTTCTCGCACATTGTAGCAAAACGGACATTTTCGTGCCAAACATCTTCCCACCCTATGCTATCAGGTAAACAACCCGATTCCCAGTCTTGTTTGATCCAATCAAACGTAGCGCCTGTGTCGTTGATATCATCTACAACTAATATTTGTTTACGCATTTTTGGTTTACATTTTCCATCGTGATAACCTAGTGCATCTTCAGCCATCCATAAATTACTTTCTGGCTGTTCTTTACTATCACGTAAACGCACATCTAGTGTGTAATGATTACAGTCTAGTAGGTGGCTTAATATTACACTTAAAGGCAATCCGCCTCTATTAAGTCCTACAATGTAATTAGGACGAAAATTATTTTTGTACATTTCAAGTGCTAACTTATGAGCGCATTTTTGTACATCATCCCAAGAATAATATTTCCTGTCTATTTTTTCCATTCGTCCATCTCTGTTTTTATTTCAGTAATTTTTTCGTGTGCAATGCCACGTGCCATTTCTTGCACTTGTTCTAGCATATGTTTACAAGTTGCGGCATCATATTTTTTATTGCTTATTTCAGAAAATTCATTCCGTACTCTGTGTGCTTGTATGCACAAATCTTTCATTGCATTGATTCTATCAATCCATTGCTCGATACTATGTTGCATTAAAATGGAACCTCTTCTTCATTTTTTCTGTTACCAACATAATCCTGATGTACCATTGCATATATGCTTTTAAAATTTTCATATGCTTTTTGTAATGCAGGATATTCATTACACATATCTTCTACTTTGGATACTTCTGGCATTATATCTTCAAAAACAACTGGCGTATTATATCCAGTTAGTGTATAAACTTGATCTTCACCTGTTAATAAAGTATCTACAGTATTTGTATCAATTGTAATAGTATCGGTTGAACTTATTGATGTTAAATCTATATCATATAAAGGATCGTACGTTGTTGTAACTTGAACATCGCTATCAATAAGATCCTCAGTAGTTATATGTACAGTTTCAGCGTGATCTCGCATTATAGATACCCCATATTTTCCATATGTCCTCTAAGATTTTCAATTGCCTCTAATACACCTGGCCAATCTTCATTTTGAATCATTTCACGTGCATCTCTACAATCTTCAAGCAATTGGGGATTTTCAGGCCACTCTTGAATATTATCTAAAATATGTTTTGCTTCTTCTTCAAACCACATTATACCTTCCAAAAATTCACCATCGTCTAAATATTCGATGGCACGTAAAACCCAGTAATATAAATTATCAGTTCCTTTTAGTTCACTCGAGTGCATTTCTGCTCCTTTCTAATTTGTATTGATCAAGACACATATCCTCAATCGTTTTTTCTAGTGTTACAAGGTCACTTAAATTATCAACAACACTTGTAACAGCATCACCTTCTCTTCTTGGTGCCTCTACAGTAATTATTGATTTACCTGTAACTTTCTCCATAGTATTGATAACTTCACGTACACTATATCCTACGTTAGAACCAAGACATTCATAGTCTGTATTAGCTGGTCCTCGTTCAACGGCATTAGCAATGGCACTAGCCAAATCAGCAATGTGAATATAATCACGAATACAAGTACCATCCCTAGTATCATAGTCCACGCCAAAGATCTTAAGGTCGGGTAGTTTCTCAGCAGCCACCATAGCAGCAACACGAATAAGATGGGTAGGAACGCCCAATTGACGATTATGCCCGTCAGTACCAGATACGTTAAAAAATCTAAATATAGTGTATCCATCAGCTTTCTCCTTTATTACATCTTCTGCGGCTACTTTGCTACGTGCATATGGACTTGCCATTTCCCAAGCACTACTTGTACTAGCAAACAAAACGTGTGGGCAAGTTGTCTTATTTAGAAGATTTAGTGTACCCATTACATTTACTCTATAGTATTCACTAGGCTCCTTCATACTATCTGGCACAACACTACGGCCTGCTAAATGCACAATAGCATCATAAATGCCACCAACATATTGCCCAGTAATATCAACATTATGAAAATCATCACAGTATGCAGATACATCATTGTGTTCGCCGTGAATATTAATATCCCAACCAACAACAAAATGTCCACGTTCTTTTAGTAGTTTACAAACGTGACTACCTATGTATCCTGTTGCACCTGTAACTAAAACTTTCAATACTTTGTCTCCGCTACGTGATCTCTATAACGATTGCTATCTCTACGCCACTGTTCACCGTTGCCTTGCATAATATCAATATAACGATCAATTGTTGCACTAGTCCAATCACTAATCTTACCTAAGTCTTTGTGTGGAGAATCTAGCAATGGCTGTAGTTTGTTGACTGCATCTTCTGTACTCCAAGGAACATACATTCTTGTGTAATCGTTTGCAAATATTTCAGGAAAACTTCTATATGCAGGAAACAATACATTACAACCTAATGCATCTGCTTCACTTACTGTATTACTTGTCCAGTCTTGTAATGCACAGTTAAATAAAACTTTACTATGATTTACAATATGATAGTAATCATTCTTTTTTAAGTTTTCATAAATTTTTAAGCAACCTGCTTTTTCAAGAGCTCTTGCTCTATCAATATACTTTATATTGTTACTTCTTAATGGACCACCTTGTAGAATAGCAAACTCAATATCTGCATCATTGAGTTGTTCAGCAATATCCATAAAAAAATCTGGCTGTTTTTCTTGATCAAAACGTGCCGCAAATACTACACGATTTTCACGTTCGTCCCAAGGCTTAATTTCGCCTACTCTAAGTTGCACTTCTGTTTTATCAAACGCAAGTCCACTTATGTTGTAAATAGGTGCTTTCCAGTTTGCTATTTTCATATGTGCAACCATTTCTTCATTACTTGCTAATACGCCTGTAACAAACTCATTGCACATTTCTTCATACAAACTCATCCACTTGCCCATACCCCAAACGTGTACAAAGTCATCTGGATCTACAGCCTGTGCTAAACAACGTATCCAAACTTGCGGGCGTTGTTCTGCTGGAATCTGATCCATAATGTAAGGCAACGATTCCATACCAGGCTGAAACATATCTTCAAAGAATACAACATCTTCGCCTGTAACTTCACCGTTACGCATCATTTGCACTAAGTTCATCATTTGCGACATTGCAAAGTAAGAACGGCCGTGTGCATCTAACACCTGACCGACTTGAATTGCTTTTGTGTTATCAATAGTAGTACCAGGCACACTAACCCAGTCGATGTCACGTCTTAAAAACGCTCTTCGTGACCACTCTTCTAACTGTAATGTGTACCTGCCTTCATAAGGCTCTAAGCCCATATAAAACAGTTTTCTCATTAATTACGTCCTTTATTCCGATTCTTAGCTCGGATCCAGTTTTTATATTTGGTGAAGGCCTGCCAAACACGGGCATCTTTTTTGTAAAGATCTGCCTGGTTAAATGGATAACCTTCTGTACGACAAAAATCGTGCAGTTCGTCTAAGTCGTTAAAGATTTTATTAACGACAGGATTTTTGATAGTCATTTCCTTAATAATCCTTTTTTGCTTCTAAGTTAGGATAAATGATTGAACAGCCGTTTTCGCCATCTTCGGCGACATCAATTACAACAAACCGGCCTGGATATTTGTTGTTAATCTGTGTATACAAGTCATCTGCTATCATTTCACAAGACTTGTGGTTGAGTTCGATAGTTTTATCATCATATAAACTTTCTAACCAACGCTTGAATTGAATAAATTCAATATCTCTATCATTGTGCGTAACTTCAATTTGCACTTTGAAATGAAAGATGTGTCTATGTGCTACACCTAAAAAACTTACATCGTCCCAGCCACCTGTTGCTAGTGCTGGATCGTCTTTTGCCGCAGGATATAAATGTATACCTTCTTTACGAAATGTAACCCATATACTACGTTTTGCAATTTCTAATGTTTTATTCAATTTTGCATTTTCCTCTCTAAAGCGCCTTAACATATATTCATAATAACGTTCTTGGCTCATATTGTCAACCTATGATTTCGTCTGTGGTGTATTTAGACCAATCAGTAAAAACAGCCTTCTCTTTTAAATCGTGCATCCTATGCACCCATACACCCGGATTAGTTGCATCAAAGTCTTTGTCATCTATTTTAAGACACGCATTATATCCTAGTTGACTTATGTATGGCAGTTTTGCACTAATCATTGGAATAAAACGATTGTATTCAGTGTAACCGGATTCTAATACCCATTCTACATCTTTAATATCAAAATCTAATGTTATCCAAAAACCTTCTTTCAACAATGGAAAGATCATATTATCATATGCTTCATTTGGTTCAAAGCTCATATTGGCACCAATATAAATATGATCAACACCTGCTTTGTTTGCGTGTTCAACAATATCTTCAAAGTTTTGTACACCTACAACGAACAGCGTTTTCTTACCAAACTTTGGCGTGTGTTCTACTTCTGTGCCAATAAAAAAGTTTACACTTTCATTTACACCGCTATCATAATCTCTTTTCATTGCTGTTTCACCTGATATATTTCGTTCCACGTATTCCAACGTTTTTTAATGTATTCATTTAACTGTTCTGGCGGATAATTTTTTTCTTTCATATTTGCAATAATCTTATCCAAATCTTCTAAAGCCATTTCTAATGCAAGTAACCTAAGTTCTTTTTCATTGGTATCCATTTACATATATGCCTTTGTCTATTAGTTGTCTTTCTATTCTATAAATTTCATCTTTTAACCAAAGTTTTTCTGTTTTTAACCGTCTTAACTCTTCGGTAATATGATGAGTATATAACTTTTGTATTTCTGTGTCAAGTGCTCTGTGTTTTTTTCTTAATTCTTCAAGGTGAGATATTAATTTATCGTTGTCGTCGCCCATTTAGATCTCCTCAAATAGTTCTCCGAACTTTGTGCTTGCGTTTACAGTCTTTTTTCCTACATTAAGTCTTGTGCCTATAACTTGCATCCAAAACTTAGAATATTTTGTTATTAAATCTAAACTTTTTTGTCTATCTTTTAAACTAAAGATCTCATCAACAACTTGTTTAAACTCTATACGTTCAAAACGTTCGTCAATCAACATATAAGGATATTCTCCTGTGTCATAACGTTCGTTTGCTCGTTGTGTGCTTTCAATGTGCATCCATACATTATGACCCATTTGTAATGCATAACTAAATGAGTCCCAACTTGTTTTGCCTTCTTTACCAATTTTATTCAAATCGCCTGGTTTGTAAATACAAATGTCTTTTATTTGACATTCTTTACTAATAGGAGAGTCTTCAAATGCTTTCAAAAGACCATCTGTTTCAAGTGCATCTTTAAATGTTCTTGTGTCTGTTGCATACTTCTTATCATCAGCGCCTGGCGACATCATATAACTCCACTTGCCACGATCTTCAATACGTATTGTGTGATAAACTTGTCCATTTGCTGTTGCTAAGAAAGGCGATGCACAGTCATATGTAATCATAAAGTTTTTATTATGATACTTACGCACTGCACGTTGGATATCTGTAAGCAATACAGCCCATTCTAACTTACTTGTGCCTAAGAAGTGCATAACATCGTGAACACCTTCTTCTAGTAACCCATCGTGTATTTGATGCACAAGTCTACGCAATATCAAATCAACATCGCACATATTTTGTCCACCCATTGCCCAGCCATTAAAGTGTGTATCTGGAAACTGTGCTGGATCGCAATAGTGCTTGAACTCTTCATACCAACTATCTGCATCTGCGTGGTTACTACCTTGTAATACGTTCAGCACTTTGAAGTTGCCACGTCTATTTGCCATATAGTATTTTGCGTTTATGTGTGTTGCATCTACAGCATCTTGATAACTGTGAATATTTGCTGCCTTTGCTGCCTTAGGATCTTGGAAAGTCCAAGTTGGAATATCCAACATCATTCCATAGTCCATATATTCTTCCATCCAGTTAACAACAAGTTCACGTTTCTTTTGTGCTTTTGGACATTTAGGATTAGTCCAGTCACCTTCCCAAAGTCCTTTTGCAATTTGGAAACCACCAGAGTCACCAAGCAACCAACTATTTTCTCTATCGCGGTTGCGTAACATATCTTCTTTTTCTACGTGTTTGTTTATATCTAAGTCTGCGTGTCCTGCAGAATACAAAGCCCACTTATAATGAAATGCTCCTTTATCAGGATTCAAAAAGTTTAGACTTTCTACTTCATTAAGTCCAGATGGCACACGATTGTAATCAACGTATTCACCGAAACGTTGTTTACCTACAAATGTAGCATAAAAGCCACTTATACTTGGCAGAAACACAGCATAATCATTCTGTGTTTGTGTTAGATCCTTTTTCACGTATTGCTCTCTTTTCTAAACTTAACTTATCTTTTTGACTCATTACATATGCGGCGCCTGCAAGAATTAAAATTGCGCCAGCTTCGGCAACTAGCACCCAAGGATTTGCGTCTTTACTGTGTAGCACAATTAATCTACACAATGCTGTCATTGCAATTATAATAGGCAATGTAACAGGTATTCTGTTGCTAATAAAGTATGCACCAACCATACCTACAATCTCAGTATATATAAAAAGCAGAAATAAATCTGCAAGTTCTATCTTAAGATCCATAATCATAGAATATACATCTAAACCTGCCGCAACAACAGTAAGTATGCCTATTATAGAAAGCATACCTTTTTCTGTCATTACTGTAGTCCAGTGTAATCTATTTTTTTCTTGCATTATTTCTGTTGCGCTGGTAGAATGTAATCATATTTTGCCATACCACTGTCTACGCTAATTTTCATAGCACCTTGATCAGTGATACTCATTGTTTTGTCACCATCTAAGTTTAGTATAGCAAGTGTTTGTGCAACTGGCCACGCCCAAGTATGTGTAAGTTTGCCTTCAATACCGTGTTCAAATGTAAATGAACCTGCGTGTGTTGCTTCGTCACCAAAGTAAAAGTTCAAGTTGTTATCTTCAGTCTTTACTTGGAACACTGTTTCTTCACTGTGTGCGCCTGACATCAATTTCATACGTGCAATTGCTGCCATATTAGGCTGAATCTCAACATCATATGTGCTGACTTTGAACTTTACACTTTTTAGTTTTTCTTCAATAATTGCTTTGTTCATAAAACGATAATCATTTTCAAAATCACCCGATGCATTTTCAAAGTGTATGTGTGTTGGCATAACTTCGCCGTTGCGTTCTGCTTGTACAACTTCAATCTTTGCATTGTCTTTGTACTCTGGATTTTTCAAGTGATAATCTAATTTGCCAAGATCTGGCATACCAAATGTTCCGTTAAATTCACCAACTGGCGAATGTGTTGTTGCTGTCATAATCACACTACGATCATCAGCCATACTATCAATTTGAGTATCTTCTTCTGCTGTAACTTTCAGTGTAGTAATAAAACCTAGTCTGTGTGTATGACTCACAATGTCTTGTAGAATATCTTGCATATTGTTCTCCGTTGTTGATTAATTATACTAACTTTTGCTTTATTTGTCAAGTGTTTGTTTCAATTTTGTGTTATAATAAACTGCTGCCGACAATGTATTTAGATTAATATTTTTTTCTGATGCCATTTTTAATAGAGCCTTTGTGTCTTTTGGAAAACACATTCCACCCCATCCACGTATACCTTCTTCTGGCCATACATAACTATGACTTGAACCTATACGTTTATCATCTGTAATACCTGCTTGCACTTCTTCATAGTCTAAATTATATGCTTTACAAAAATCAAAAATTTCATTGAAGAAACTTACTTTAGTTGCTAAGAAAGCATTTCTAAAATATTTTATAGCAATAGCTTCTTCTGGTGTAACAATGTTTATACGGCATTGAGGCCAATTAAAACTATATTGGTCACGCCAGTAATCTGTATCACCACTTAAAATAATACAGTCTAATTGTTTAATATCATTCATATAGTTTTTTGCTCTAAGAAACTCTGGAGAAAAACATAATCTATGATTAGGAAAATTATTTTTTATATCTTGCCAGCCTTGTAAACTTATTGTGCTTTTGATTAATATAGGTGTTGTTTCATTACAAAGTTCTATAGTGCTGTACACAGCACTTACATCACAACTACCATCTTCTGCTGATGGAGTAGGTACACATATTACCACAGCACTTGTATTTGAAAAATCAGCATATTTGTCTTTAGGTGGATCGTGTATTTCAATTTCTCTTCTATGGTCTTTGAATAGTAATTCGTATGCCTGTCCAACAAATCCGTATCCTGCTATAATCATTGTGCTAACTTCGCTTCCTGAAAGTATCCAAGTCTTTCCCAAGTATCACGATAATCTTTAACATTGAAACAACGTTTTGTATCTAGCTTGACTGCTAATGGCCAATCATTACCACCTTCAACAATTTTGTCACCAAAGAAATAAATTTTATCATTCTTGTTAAAATCTTCTAAGATTTGACTTTTATCTCCACCTTTACGATATATGTCTATTCCTGTTTCGCCACCTATAGTTGCAGTTATATCAGGAAATTCTAAATTAATTTGGAAAGCAATACTTTCACGTTCTTTGTTTTGCAAATCGTGTTGTATATAAAGTTTACGTTCACCTAGTGTGCAATTACGTCCTACTATACTAAAATTAATTGTACCTGTTCTTTCTTCTATATGATTACCTGTACGTAATGGAAAATTACTTGCTTGTAACCAACCGTGCATTAAATTATACAATTCTTTAGGAGCATCAAATGTTTTACTTGCTACATTTTGTCCTTTTTTGTAGACATCATTGCCACTGCAATTATAACAAGACTCAACATTTTCACAAATATCTTCACCAAGCTGTTCGACTGTCTTATTATAATCGCTACCAGTTACTAACCATACTTTATTATGTGTAATAAATGATTTAAAAAATGTTTTAAACTCTGGATGAATAGTTTGTCTACTTGGTGTAAGTGTGCCGTCAACATCGAATATAAATTTATTCATTATACTTCACATACTCTCTTTCTTAAATCACTAGTGCTAAATCTATGATCACGTTTATTAAAATACAAATCTATTTCACGCTTACGACAAATGTCTTTACCTGTAAAATCTTTGTCTCTGTATTCTTCTCCAAGTATTCTAACATCTATATGATACATTGTCAATATATCTTCTAGGTCTTTTTCAGTGCCATAAGGAATAATTTCATCAACATACTTTACACCTTTTAATTGTGTATAGCGTTCGACAATAGTTTGCACAGGAGCATTTTTTTCTGATCGATCTACACTAGGATCCATTTGTAATGCACATATTAAATAATCGCATTGTTCTTTTGCTTCACGTAACATTTGTACGTGTCCTGCGTGTAATAAATCAAATGTTGAACAAGTAAATCCTACTTTCATTAATGATTCCGCCTACCATCAAATGCACAAACAAAGTAAAGTTCTTGGTCTTTACCTTGATACATATCAGATTCTACTCTATGATGTATACCATCTTTAATCAATACAACATCACCAGGACCAACTGCCATAGGCTCATCATTTAGATACATTGTGCCTTTACCTCTAATAAAGAAATAAATTTCTTCTTGTCCTTTGTGTATATGTCCTGACGTAGATTTGCCAGGCTTCATTGTTGTACTACTTAATACTAAATTTTGTAACAGTGTGTTATCTTTAACAATGTATCGTTCGTCTTGTTTAGCGATAACTCCACCAATATCTTGTATATCTACTTTCAAAAGTCTATCTCCCTTCCTTTATATTCCCAAGTTCCATATCTAGTTGGTTCGGCTTCTTTTGGCCCGCCATATTCTTTAGCTTTTTCTTCTGTAACTTTTTGTTCAGGTATATCAGGGTCTTTACGTGCATATTTTATATCACAATATCCACAAACAACATAATGTCCATCGTGTGGTATTCTAAGATAAACTTTTGGGTGGTCATTGTTATCTCCACTACACGCAACACTGTCGCCATCTATGTAAATAATGCGTTCTTCAAATCCTTCGATTCTTTCCATATTAACTCCATTCAAATAAATTGTTAAATGTTGTTTTTTGCTTTGTGCTTTCTAAGTCATATTTCAACACACCAATTAAGTTGTCTAGTTTGTTGTCAATAATAACTTCTTCCATTGCATCGCCATCAAAAGGAAGCTCTTTAAACCAATCAGGAAGTCTTAGTTGATCTGTTGGATAAGCAACAGAAGTATATCCTAATGGATTTTGTTTCAGTTTACAAACAATAACTTTCATACCATCTACAATTTCTTGGGAATATTTATCACCATTCATACGTTTCAATGTATTCCAGTTGATGCTTGCTCTTACGTGTCCAGGCATATTTGCTTTGCCTTGCTTTTCTTCTAGTCGTTGATAATGTCCAATCTTGTTTGCACGTTTGGGTGAACCTTTCTCAAATCCTGGACGTTCTTTAAACTCACGCCTAAATTCACTTATACTTTCTAGTAATTCTTTTTCGGGCTGTACTGCTAATACCATATCAAGCAATGTTTTCAAATAGTTTTGCATAAACACTGGAGTATCACTACGCTTTAAGTCCAAGCCCATAGCTTTAACTTTACCTAATGCACCATCCTTATCTTTTCTATCACCTTCTAAGTCATACACTCGCACTGCATAACGTTTCTTTGTAATAAACAAGCCTGTGTCTGCAACAACTTCTCTTGCGGCAGCAATAACCTCACTACGTGGGCGAGGACAATGAAATGCGTCACGCATAAAATCTGGAAATGTTGTGTTTGCTTGTTCGCATAACTGGTCATACAATGTAATTACATTATCTTTACCCCAAGGCACAGTACCAGCAGTAATTTCTTCTTCAAGTACAGGATACGCACTAAAGTAAACAGAGTCTGTATCACCATATATAATTGCTTTACCTACGTGATCATATTCGCCTGTAATAATCTTATTCACTTCACTTGCCATATGCTTTGCAATTTGTCTGCCAGTTAGTGTTGTTGACTGTCCAATACGTTTATCAAAAAATCTACAGCCTGGATTCAAAATAGCACCATACAAACTGTTCAAGTTAATCTTTTTGACAAGTTGTCTTTTGTCCCAAAATGCTATTTCTGTTTCGTTGCCTGCATCAATTGCTTTACGCATTTTTGCTTGTAATTCTTTACGCTCTGCATACCAACGTTTCAGCAAACCTGGAATAACACCTTCGACTTCTGTTGTAAACACAGTACCGTTAGCACTAAGCATCCACGGTTGATGGCTATCAAAAATAAGTTTGTATATTTCTGCACCACTTAGCACGTGGCTTGTACCATCTTCTAAATCTAATGTAAGTGCAACGTCTTTGCGTTGTTCCATTACAGCATCATATTCTAATGTAGCAAACTTACCTTCCCAACTTGCCGCAAAACTTTTCTTTTCAAGTGTTTGTGCATTGTGTAAAAACTCTTCAGTCAAGTCTGGACGTATTTGTCCAATAATAGTTTCTGGAGCCATATTCATTGCACGAATAATACTTGGATATAGACTGTTCAAGTCCATACTACCAATCCACTTATGTACACCTTTTTTAGGATACGCAACATAAGCACCTGCCGCGGCAGTTTGCCCTTCGTGTTGTACTCTGTTAGGTGCTTGCATACCTCTTCTGTGTGCTTCATTAACAATTGCTTGCTCTGTAACTGCAACTGCTCCTGCTGTTGTTTGTAATAACACAGTATTATCGTGTGCAATTTCATTTGCAAGATCAATAAAGCGTAACTTCTTATCAATTTTATCTAGTAGTGCAACGTCTTGTCTATTGTATTCAATAAACTTTTTAAAGTCGTTGTTGTAAAGTTGATCAAGTGTGCCTTCATACACAGTCTTGTTTTCACCAACTTCCATTTCACCAATAGCATCAAGTCTGTATGTGTGACGTTCTTCATATGTATATTTGCGATACAGTTCAAGATAGTCCATATGCACTCTACCTATTGTATCAAACGTTTCAGCAGTTTTGCCAAACTTTTCAAACTCTCTACGTCTTGGAAGTTGCTTCCACAAACAAAAGCGCCTAGTGTCATCTTTGCTCAACACCCGTGAAACACGATTTACAGTGTAAGGAATATCATAACCTTCACTGTTCCAGCCGCTCAATATATCTGCATCTTCTATAACATCAAGAAATGCTTGTAGCATATCTCCTTCATTTTCATACAAATATGTATTATCAAAATCTGCACATTCTGCTTGTGCTTCTTCCATAGTTAGTGTTTTGGGCGGCAATGCAAATGTTACCAATGCATCTAACCATTGTAAATGCACAGTAATAGCAGTAATTGGCATAAAAGGATCGCTTGGATCAGCAAAGCCTCTATCTGGATCAAAATCAGTCTCAATATCAAAAAAGCAAACATTTAGTTTAGGAGCATCTTGGTTGAGATAGTGTTCACTCAAACATTGAAATATTGGATTTACATCCGACTCAAACATTTTTTTGCCTTTGTTAATGGCAAGTTCTTTTCTAAAATCTTTTGTATTTTTACAAACTACACGTTGTAGTGGATCTCCATAAATGCTTTTGTATTTGCCACGTGGATCTTCATAGTAAAATGTATACTTTGCTTGATATTCAGTAAAATGCCTTTTACCATCCTTGCGTTCTACTGCACGGATAATATCTGCATCTCTATCAAAAAAAGCGTCTACGTATGGCATTTATATTCCTTTGTATTATTATAGCACAAAAAGCTGTACAAGAGCAATCGAATTCATTAGTACAAACCAAGCACAAAGTACGATTGCAAAGGCTGCTTTTCTAATTACTGTACTTATAACACCAAGTATACTTCCTAACAAATATAAGGGTATAAAAAGCTCAGTAGCAGGATCTAACACAGTAAAAGTTAAGATAACACTGGCTGCCATCAATACTGTAGTTTCAACCATCTCACAATAAAAAGCCACGGGTGATAACCTATAGCTTTCTTTTATATATTCTAAAATCTTATTCATCAGTATCGTAACCTGTGGTAGCTACGATTGTTTCTAAATCCTCAAATTCATCAGATACTCTACTCCAATCACGTTTTTGTGCAACTTTTATTGCTTTATTGATTAGACTAGGCTTTACGTTTAGTTCTTCGGCTACTGCTTTTACAGTTTCTTTCAGTCCACCTTGTAGATCTTCGATTTCCTGTAATACAGTTACACCTTCTTTCACTAGGCGTTCTAACTTGGCCTTTTCCTCTGGGCCATACACACGGTCACTCATATAGTACTCCTTAGTTATTTGTTTTATAGTAATAGAATATTGTCAAAATGTCAAGCTTTAAATGACCCATCTACGTGTTTATCTATATGCGCCAATATTTCATATCCTATAATTTCTGCTTTGTAATCTTGGTGGTCACCTAAGTAAAGATACTTATATCCTTGTGACTTCATCCAAGCAGGAACGTGGTGACTGAAGCGCCAACCAATACGCTTCCAAGGTTGTTCGTAATTCCAAGCAAATTGTTGACTAAATCCTACTTTATCATTAGGATACATTAAGGTCTGCTCCCAAGCAATAAGTTTATTATTTTCGTATAAGCAGTTCCAGGCATAAAGGTCAATATCATCCTGATATAAAGGATGTACACTTTCAAAATTTTTATGTTTGCAATATGTTACAAATACTTCTGTTGCTTCTTTAAGTGTTGGTTTAACATTCACAATGTCTGGATCTAATTCATAGTCTATCTTAGATAAATCTATTCTACCGTACATAATAACCTAACCTTTGTTCTTTGAAATATGGTTCAATATCTTCATACCAATCTTCATAAGGATTATCTATCCATTGATAACCTTCTTTGACAAGAGATTCTTTATACTCTGTTGTTGTATCTTGCCATATTGGTATATATTCATTCCATTTATCTTCAGTGGTGCCATCTGGATTACCACTAGGACGGAAATGTATTTCAATAGGATTGTTTTCTTTGTATTCTACATTAATGATAGGTATGTCTATGGCTGCTAAAGGTTTTGGCAATACAGGTATATCATCACTTTTTTTCCATCTTGTGAATTTTATGACATTTGTTTTATCATTCCAGCCTTGCCAATTATGTAAACAGTTCCACTCGTTGTTTTCTTTATAATATGTTGTTGAAAAATGTCTGCCTTCAAAATACTCACACCAAAAATATCCTGGTGGTACACTTGAAATATCCCCTTTTTCTAAAACTTTTATTGTTGTACAAATACCCATTCCACCTAAATTATATATAGGTCTTATTACGTATTCTTTTGTTTCAGGAATTTCTGTAGCACCTGGACCGCAACTGTATCCCATTGTTTCAGCTAGGTATAATTTATTCCACCACTTGTGTAAGTGTGGTAGTTGATTGTAAAGTTCGCGTTCTTCTAGATCGTAATCATCTATCCACTTCAGGCTCATACTTTCTTCTTAATTCCATATATTTTTGTCTTGCCTTTTCGTAGTTAGGTATACCACCAAATAGTGTTTTCTTTCTTTGCTCTTCTTGCTGATAATTATAGCCAAAATTGATGTTCGGGTTATCACGGGCAATATACAAAATAGGATTTAATGTTTGGAAAACTTCCATCATTATCTCGTCTTGTTTATTTCCGTCTAGAAGATCATATTCCTTCATATACGCTTCAAGTTTGTCAACAATTTTCATTATATCAATTGAATCTATAAGTGCTTTTAATTCATCTGGTTTATCTTGTAAATCTTGTATTTGATCTAATTCAGCACGGATAGCATCAGCCTCTTTGATTATATTTTCACGTGCTATTTTTCTTGGATTTACACCAATTTTCTTCAACCTTGATGCAACATCTTCTTCAGATGCCCACCAGTCTTTATCTTCTATGTCTGTTTGTAAATCACCATCATAATACTTGTCAACAATATCAAAGTCTTCTCTGCTAACCAAAGCCTTAAAAAGTTTTCTTAGCATTGGTTCGTCAACAGTGCTAAATATACCTGCAAATGATGGTCTGTCTAATGCTAATTTAAATTGATCAGCAGTGCCCTTAGGTGCTACAAATGCAATAACATTTAAAGGACTACCTTTTCCAATTGATTTTGCAAATCTATCTAACAATGCTGCCATATATGGATTAGACTCGGTTGTATCTTCTTTGAAAAATTTATATGTCCAAGCATCATCACCTCTGCCACCTAATTCTTCTTCTAAAAACTGTCCTGTTTCTTGTTTGAAACCTGGATATATTGTTTCAAGATATACTTTTTTAGAATTGTTCATTTTAAACAATCTGTCTATAGCAGCTAAAATAAGGTCTTCTTTTCTACTTGCCAAATCACGGACTATGCTCATTTCGTCATCGTCTAATTCTACTTTTTCTTCAGTGTCAGGAATTTCAAACTGTCTTGCGTCTAGTCCTTCTTGTTGATATCTTTCGTCAAAGTATATGTTTGCATTGCCGCCGTCTACTTCACCGTCGCCGTCATTGTCCTTACCATCGCCAACTAGCCATATTCTATCTTTTGCAATTGATTGTTCATAAAACAATGAAGGATCTGTACCTGCACTTTGATACACTGTGCCTTCTTCTATGATGCCTTTTAGTCTTAAAGGACCTAAAGGAGCATATTCTTGAAATGGAGGCAAATGTGCATAAAATCTAACCATTTCTGGATATGTTTTATTCATTACATCAATGAATGCCTGTATTGCTCCATTTGTTTCTTCTGCAGAAGGTTGCCTATACAAGTCTGGCAACTCACCGCCGCTTTGTGATATTGCTTCTTTTAATAATTTATCTTCTAAAAGCACATCAAAAACTTCAGGTTCTATATCTGGTCTATCTCTAGACATAACACGCATAATTTCAAATTGCTTTCCGTCGCTGGACACAGTTATACTATCATCTGTAAACTGAATTGCACTATGATATAGTCTTGGATTGATTCTTTTTATTCTAATTAGATGTGCTATGAATATACGGTTATATAGATCTGGACTTAATTCGTCTACCATACGTTGACTTAGTATTTTATTTGTTAATGCATTGTATTCTTTTGCAACTATGTCATAATCTTTAGCATTAGCAAGTTGCATTAATGCTTCTTCGATGCTCATTTCGTCACTTTGAACACGAGCAGAAGTAAAAACAGCAAAATAATTATTTTTAAATGCTTTTTCTATTTTTTCTGCTAATTGTCTTGCAGTGATTTGGTCAATGTTTGCTGTATCATTTTGTTCCGACTTAGCATCTTCAGCTGCTTGCTTTTCGATTCTATCTTGAATACCAGCAGTATTACGTTCAAATTGAAATTGTGCAATACCTGCAAAGTGTAGATACAATAATTTTGGTTTAGTTAATTCTTCTCTTGCTATTTTAGGACCTAAGTAGGTAACTTGTAAAAATCTAAGTCTTTCAAAATCTGGTATTAGGTTAACCATTCCACCAATTTTATTTTGTGTTTTGAAATTAGGACTTAAAGGACGTAAAACAGCTCTCAAATTATCAAATAATATATCAGCATTACGAGATTTATTAAGTATTAAATCTATTGTATCGTCAGCCCAGTCTTTTATATTTTTTTCAGTTTGCCCACCAAAATTTTGGCCTTTCCATTGTTCGTTTATAATAGGAGTTATTACAGCAGCCCAACCATCTCTACCTATTGATTGTAAAAAACTTGCATAATCTGTAACTTGAGATACATCGCTATTTGCAAACTTTTGTCCATCAAATGCTCTACGTACTTTTTTGAAGTTAGCCAACGCATTATCTAGTTCTCTATTCTTTAAGAAACCTAAGTTGTTCAAAGGAGCTAGTAAAAGTTTACCATCTTCTTGATTTATAACACCATTAATTGTAAGAGGTCTTACTTTTGTGTTATCTGCCATATCTGCAATTTGTATATTAATACTTTTTTGCCATCTTCGTATAGCATTACCTAATGCTTGGTCAAAAACTCCTGTTTCTCCGCCAGTCCACGCTTTTGTATTATTGGGCCACCACGAACCTTCTTGTCTTTCTCCGAGTGCTAAACTGTGTTTTGCCATTGCTCGTTGTATTGATTTGATTAGTTCTTTATCAACACTGTCAGGGCCTACATAAACGTTGATGTTTCTGTTGCCAGCAAAGGCCTGTAAAGCATCTTCTTTTAAGACGTCAAAAAGTTTCATTTACATTCCCATTTTTTTATTCAGTGCAGCATATAGTTGGTCTTTTATACTTTCAACACTAGATTCTTTGGCCATTTTTGTAGCAGTGGCGTACATAACAGCTTTAGCATCTTTGCCATAACGGTCTTTGAAATCACCTTTATTCTTTTTCATACCTTTGACGTACTTTTCTTTTTTCTTTTCCTCGCCTTTGGTAAGTTCACGTTCACTTATTGACTCTTCCATACTAGTAGCTGCCGCTTGTGCTGCTTTTTGTATTTCAGGTTCACTAGCATCTGGCATTATTGCCTTAATAGCACGATATATTGCTTTGTATAATTCTCCTGTAGGACTAAAACCAATTTTTTTAGCAATACTTCCTTGCCCAAAACTTTTATCTATTGCTTTAGTAAATGCATCATCATCTGCTTCGCCTACAAGTTTGCCTCTAGCAGGGTGTGGAGTTTCATTACCACCTGGTTTACTTTTTTTCTTAATAGCATCTTTTGCTTTAAGTTGTCCTTCTGAGCCTGTTTTATAGCCTTCAGTTAAAGTAATACCAGCAAGTGCAGCAAAGTCACTTACACTGTAATCTTTATCCATTTGTAATGAACCTTCTGGCACTGTTGCACTTTCTGTAATGAAATCTACTTTTGCTTCAGGTGCTGGAGCATTGCCACCTGCTTGTGCTCTTAGTGCTTCAAGTTCTTGCTTTGGATCTACAGGATCCATAGCGAATAGTTTGTGCTGTAGTGCATTATAATCCATTAATTTTTCCTTTTCTTCTTACCAGCGCAATGTGCCTTTTGTGAGAAGCCTTTGGGATTAGAGCAGTTAATACTTTTTTTGTATTTAGAACTCCACTTTTCCTTTATAACTTCTTTTATTTTCATTTACATTTTTACACAGTTATCTACTGTCTTGCCGCCTTTTTTCTTAGTACCCATACGCTTGTAGCCTTTCCAGCATACTTTGCCGTCTACGCCTTTTTGCTTTTCTTCTGGTAATGTAGTGTAACTAGGGTTACCACAATCTGGGCAACACCCTATGTTTTCGGTGATTTCTTTCATTTTCATAGCTAAACTTCCTTTATATGTGCTAAATTCCTCTTTTGTTAGAACTGGTTTGTGACGCTTTGGTTTTGCGGATTCTGGTAGTTTAGGTGAATCCATATTCATTTCATAATCTAAACTGTGGAATACGCTGCTCAAATAGTCTGCTGCTTTTGTGATTTTGGCTTGCTGCCAACCTTCAATGCCCTCTGCTTCACTTACGTTTTTCATCATTTCGTGTAGCTTGATAGCATACTTTGCGATCTTATACAAATCACTACGAGCCATTTGTACTTCGTGATCACGCTCCGCGGCATCTGCTAGATCCGCAAGACCTTCTTTAACTTTCTTTTTTGGAAGATGTTTATCTTTGATTGCGCCTTTTTCTTCTTCGCTTGCGCCTTCGCGACCAGCCTTCTGTAGTTCCTCAAAACCTTTTTTACCGTATTTTTTAATACCTATGTGTCTTTGAAGGCCGCTTTCTTTTGTGGCTTTTTCAGTCATTATAATGCTCCAATAGTAATTACTATACTATTTATCTTTAGAGCGTTTACTGTTCTTCTTCTTAGGCTTGCCACCTAGGATGTTTGTGTCAATATCTAAGGCATTTTTTACTGTGCCATCTGGGTTTTTCATTTGTCTACTGACCAATCCACCAACAGGCGCTGCTACTGTTGCTACTGCGGCTGCTGTTGTTTCACATAACTCTTTTATCTTCATTTTTTCTTTCTACCTGATTTCATATTCGCACACCAGTGATACATTTTTGCCTTTTCACCGCTTGCTTTTTTAGCACGTTTACGTAAATCTGTTACACTACCATTACAACTAGCACCTGAACGCTTTACACGCCCTGGTCTGCTTTTGCCTTTTTTCTTACCATCTGCAAAGTTTTCACCAACTGCTTGTTTAATTGCTTTTGCTGTTCGTTCAAACTTGTGATCTTTATACTTAAAGCCAATTCCTCCAGCATCTTCCCAAGCATTTATATTAACACCGTAATCGTCAATTAATATGTTAGGACTACCATCTTCGTTTTTGGCAAACTTTGGTTTGTTATGTGTAATAAACACATCTTTTGGCGGAAAAAATGCTAGATTATTTTTTATCCATTCACGCTTATGTGGTTCTGATCTTGGATCATCAGCTAATGGTGAACTACATATAAAATATTGCCCTTTTACTTTTTTAACAAGTCCTAGTAGATCTTTTGCTTGGGGCAGTAAAGGTAAATTCAACCAAAATTCATCAGTGTCTCTTATTTTTTGTAGTGCATCATCTATGTTATGTTGTTTGTTAATTTGTGTAAAATGGTCAACTTGCATTATTTTAGCCCATTCACCAAAAAAGTCAGCAAGAACACCATCCATATCAATATAGATTTCTGTATTAGGATTTAATCCTATTTCCTCTCTAAGGTTAATAAAATTTTCTAATTCACCAATCTTCATTATCGTTCTCTGTTAGTGCAGCAAATATTCTACCTGGTTTTTTAGGTTTTTGCACTACTTCTTCTAATGTATGTCCACCTTCCATAATTGCTAATTCATATGCACTATAACACGGAACTTCATTTTCTGCAAGTCCTAAATTATATAATACATTTGTGCTATTACCCTTAACTTTTTTCTTATGTGTTGGTGGGCGTCCATCTTTATCGACCTTAAAGCCAAACTTTGCTGCTTCTATACTGGTTTGATTAGGTCCTACGTCCGGTGTTGTGTTAACACCTTTTACAATTCTACCTACGCCTTCATCTAAATCATAAATTCTCATTTTGATTTTTTCCTGCTGCGTAAACCTGGAGGATACTCTTGTCCTTTCCAGTACGGACGGCTAAACCATAATTTGAACCAATCTTCATCGCCGGGTTGTATATTATTCTTACGTTGTATTCTTGCTTTTTCAGTGCCTGTGTGACTTATATTTTCAGGCACATATGGTGTAAATCCTGTAAATTTATTCTTAATACCAGCAAGGTGTTGTAAGTCGGCGATATCCATTATGTTGCCGCTTTTCTTGCCTGTACAATTGCCCTCGCTAAATCTGCTGGTGCTGCTCTTGGGAACTCTCTTCTCATATCAGCGAGCAACTGTTTGTCTGTTTTGTAATTAAGGCGTTTTTTTGCATATCTCATATAATCCTTAAATGGATCTTTTTTACCGTGCATAATTCTATCGCCAATACCTTTAACAAAATCCACAACGCCTTCGGTGACTTCTTCCATTTCGTCATTAATAAGTTCACCAACAATCATTTTGATATCTTGTTTATTAAGTAGTTCATTAGGAGCAAAAGGTAATTGATATTTTGCACAGTAATTTTTTAATCCGTTGTTGACCATATCATACAAGCCTTTTGTTTGCTTGCTTTTTTTATAATCTTCAAACGCAGGAAAAAATGACTTCCTATAAAACATAGGATCGTTTCTAATATATATTTTTAAGTCTTCCGCAACGTCATAATCTGGACTTGGATAGATTTCTTTAGGAATATCTATGTCGTGGAATTCATTAATTTTTACCATTTTCTTCTAACCTTTTTTTGAGATTTTCTATCTCTTTTTTTAATGCTTCAATTGTTTCTTGTGCCTTTTTAAGCTCTTCTAGTCCTCTATATCCGTATTCAGTATAGCCATCTACCATTTTCTACAACTCCAGTAACGTGCCTTATGACGCGGTCCTGGATTGTCGCAGTTATGTCTAGCACGAAAACTTCTGCGTCTTGCAGCATTGTTCTTTTTAATTTTCATACCTTTTTGTCCAAAGTTTACTTTTACAACATTACCTTTTGGATTTTTGACATATACTTTAAACTTCTTTACATCACCTGCCATAGGCTTGCCTAGTTTAACTTTACGTCCTTGATATTCTGCTTCCCATACACCGTCTTCATCAACGTATCCAGGGTAACCAAAATATTCGTGAAAGTCTTGATCGTCCTCAAGAGTAATTTCACTTACATTATCAAAGTCTTCCGTTGCGTTTATTTCGAAATCATTAAGTCCTAGTTCAAATAGTTTCATTGCTACTCCTTCTATTTCATTTTCATTCAATGCAAACGGAGTGTCAATAGTAACTGTAGAAGAATTATTGTTTTCTTCTAAGGTATATTCACTTACATTTTCTAATAGTTCATTACTTGCAGTAGATACAGTTTCTGCTACAAGTTGATGATCAAAGTCTGCAAAGGTTATACTTAAATAGTGCATAATACTATTTATCTGTAAAAACTAATTGCTCTATCCTTTGTATATTATCCCCAACTAACATTTGAGCTATTAGTAATGTTTTAGCGTCACGTACATAAAAGTAGTAACCTTTAACATATCTACTATTTGTAATACTTTCTTTGGCTTTGTCACCTATCTTTGCCAGGTGTGGATTTTCGTCTATCCATTTTACTAAGCTAGGTGTTCCTAACTTCTTTCCAAGTGTTACTTTATACTGATATTGCGGTTCTTTGTCAACTAAAATAACATTTTTATTTTCTTGTAAAAATTGTATTTGTAAAGGATCGGGTTCATAAAACTCCACCCAATTTTCTTTGATATTATTTGATAAACTTGTTAAGAACTTCCTATCATTGCTGTATAAATTGAGTCTATGCATTTCAACTCGCACTAAGTAATCTACATCATTCCTTATTAAATGTCTGTAAATTGTTATTGCATCATAATAATGTTTTGTATCAATAGATTCTTTAAATCTACTGCCAACAGGTAATGTTATTTGAGGTTTTCTAAAATTATGATATCTGTTACATTCATCTAGCTTGCCTTTTGCATAACTTAATGTGCCTTCTTTTTGAAACTCAGTACGGAAAAAAGTAGCACATTGATTACGTATACAAAGTTTGTAAAGATACTTGTTATAATGTAACTTTTTACTTTCATACAGTTTCATTTTCTTCTACCAAACAATCTAATTTGATTTCATCTTCTCTGAAATCGATTGTAACACTTCCGCCATTTTTAAGTTCACCAAAAAGTATTTTTTTACTTAGAGGACGTTTAATTTGTGCATCAATTACACGCTGTAACGGTCTTGCACCCATTTTAGGATTGAATCCTTTGTCAACTAAGAAGTCAAGAGCTTCGTCAGTAATGTCAATAGCAATATCTTTTTCTTGTACTTGTTGTTTTAGCTCTAGTAAAAACTTACCTACAATTTTCATCATTACTGGCTTGTCAAGTTTACCAAATGTAATAACACCATCTAGCCTGTTTCTAAACTCAGGTGGAAAATATTTTTTAAAGTCAGTATCTTCATAGTCTTTATCGCTATCTTCACCAAAACCAATTGCATTTTTCTCAGCATCTTGTGACCCTAAGTTAGTAGTTAGTATAAGTGTAGCATTACGTGCATCTGCTTCTTTACCGTTACTGCCTGTTACTCTACCATTGTCCATAATTTGTAACAAAATAGTGCTGATGTCTGGATGTGCTTTTTCTATTTCATCTAAAAGTAATACACAGTTTGGATTTTCTTGCAGTTTAGTAATAAGTTGGCCTGCGTCTTCTTCAAAACCTACATAACCTGGAGGCGAGCCAATCAGTTTACTAATACTATGCTTTTCTTGGAATTCACTCATATCAAAACGCACAAGTTTTACACCCAAATGATGTGCTAGTTGCTTGCTTAGTTCTGTTTTACCAACACCTGTTGGACCCATAAACACAAAACTACCAATTGGTTTGTTTTCACTTTTTAGTCCTGCTTGTGCTACTAAGATTTTATCAACAATATCTTCGATAGCATTGTCTTGACCATACACAACTGTTTTTAGATTATCTTCTAAGTTTGCTAAGTTTTCGCTTTCACGTTCTTTTACCTGTTCTTCAGGCAAGTTAATCATTTTTGCTAATTCAAACTGTATACTTTCTTCAGTTACAACTTTATTTTCAACTTGATCATTTACTTTGAATCTACTACAAGCAACATCAATCAAATCTATTGCTTTATCAGGCAATTTTTTATCAGTTTGATATTTTACGCTAAGTTTTACGGCTGCGTTTATTGCTTCTTCTGTAATAGTAGTATTATGATAACTTTCATAATATTGTTTAATACCTTTAAGTATTCTTACAGTGTTTTCTTGTGAAGGTTCGTCAACATTTACCCTTTGAAATCTTCTCATCAACGCACGATCTTTTTCAAAGAACTTACGATACTCTTCCCAAGTTGTACTTGCAACAACTTTCAAGTTACCTTTAGTCAAAGCAGGCTTTAACATATTTGCCATATCATTTGCACTGTTACTACCGCTTGCACCAGCACCACTTATCATATGTGCTTCGTCGATAAACATAATAGTTTTGCCTTTTTTCTGCAATGCAGAAATAACCAACTTGAAACGCTCTTCAAAATCTCCTCTATACTTTGATCCTGCTAACATACTGCCAATATCCAATGTATAAACATTGTATTCTTTTAAAAACTCTGGTACACTTCCGTGGACAATATTGTATGCAAGTCCTTCAGCAATAGCAGTCTTACCCACACCTGGTTCACCAACCATTAGCACATTACTTTTGCTTCTTCTACCAAGTGCAAGTGCTACTTGCTCTAGTTCTTCACTGCGTCCAATAATAGGATCAATTTTATTATTTTTAACAAGACTGTTTAAGTCGCTTGTAAACTCTTTTAGTGCTTTATTAGCAATACCCATATTTTCTTGTGGGTTGTCATCGTCACTTCTATCAAATTCTGTGCTAATATAGTCTGCAAATTGCTGTTTATTTACACCAGCCTGCTGTGTAATAAAATACGCATAACTTTTCTTTTCACTTAGTATACTTAGAAATACATCTGATATTTCTATCATATTACGCATACTAAACAATACTTGTGTAAACGCTCTATTCAATACACGTTCTACTGTTTGTGTCTTAGCAGGTTTATATTCTTTACCTTTCTCAACTAAAATATTATCAAGTTTAGTTCTGAGATAATTTTCCAAATTCTTTTTAATATATTCAACGTCTGTGCCAAATCCTGTGACAAGTTCACTGAAATTATTTTCACACAACATTGCATATAGTAAATGTTCTAATGTCACATACTCGTGACGTAGTTTTACTGCGTCTTTGACTACTTTATCAAATACAAGTTGTAATTCTTTAGACGGTTCTACCATTTACTTTCCTTTTATATTTTTTATGTCTTTTCTTTTCTGCTAAGTTTAATTTTAATTTAGACACTCTATTAATGAATTGCACACCTTGTAAATGATCATACTCGTGTAAGAATATTCTTGCATCAATATCATCAAATTTTGTTTCTACGTGTATTACGCTTTTACCATCTGGTGTAATAGTATCAAATTCTACCATACAACTCATAGGACGTCTTACTTTCAAAAACAAGTCAGGATGACTCAAACAACCTTCAACACCTAGTTCAAGTTCTTTACTCAAACCTTTAATCATTGGATTAATTACTGTAGTTATGTCGCCATATTGTTTATTAAGCATAGTTCTCATAACAAAAATTTGTCCGTCAAATCCTACTTGATTTGCACTGAGTCCTAAACCGTGATGCTTACGCATTACGTCCATCATATCAAATGCAATTGGCGCCGGATGTATATTTGTAATATCAAACGGTCGTACAGAATTTTCTAACATAACATCAGGTGCGAGAATTAAGTTCATCATTTAACTGTCTTATCCTATCTAAATCTTCATACCTATCTAATTTAGGCGTAGTTCCTTTTACTTCAACATACACGTTGCCTGTACGTTGTGTTTTATAATCTTTGATTCCGTAACCTGGAATACTTAATATTGTGCCTGGATGTGTGCCTGGAGGAATCTTAATAGCAATTGTGCCTCCTCCTAATTTGTCTATAGTTGTTTCTGTGCCTAAAATAAGTTCTAATACATTTATACTACAAAATGTTCTCAAATGCAACCTATCTCTTACATATTTTGGATGACTTTTAACATTTATTTTAGCAAGTAAGTTTCCCCTTGGTAGTTGTTTAAAATAGTTGTCACCTAAGCCTGCAAGTTGTAATATTTGTCCGCTTTCAATGCCTGCTGGTACGTGAATATTTGCAACTACTTCTTCACCAGAACGTAACTGATATCTGCCAATAATATTTTTGCCTTGTATAACATCTTCTAAATTAACATTTACATTAATAGTAACATCTTGATTTCGCCTTTGTACTCTTCTGCCTTGGTGAAAAAACGCTCCAAAAATATCATTCATATTTTGACTGTTGAAATTCATTTCTGGTCTAGGAGGAGCATCATAATGAGCCTTTTTATCAGGATCTTTTAGCGTGTCATATGCTTCATTTATTTCTTGAAACATTTTTTGGTCACCACCTTTGTCAGGGTGATGCTTCATTGCTAATTTTTTATATGCTCGTTTGAGTTCTTCAGGAGATGCTGATTTGTCAACACCTAACCGCTTGTAATAGTCCATACTATTACTTATTTAGACCCTAGCGTTTTTTACTTGAACTTGATTGTTTACCTGCGTATGCTTGTCCACCAAAGAATGCTGCAACTATTGCTGCAACAGAAACAAAGTAAGTTGCTGCCATTGAGCCTAGTATATCTCCGGCTGTTTCTAAGTTTGCAAATACAGCCAATACTACTGCAAAAGGATATAGTAACATTCCAAACAAAGCAAACCAAGCCATTTTACGTTGTGCGTCACGCATTGCATCAGCATCTTCAAGTGCTTTGCGTCTAAATTCTAACTCCATTGCCTTTTCTTCAGCATCAACCCATCCATCTCCATTTATATCAGCAGGATGATAAGTTTGCTGAACAGGCGCAGGTGCTGCTACTGGTGCCGCTGCTGGCGCTGCTGCCGGTGTTGGTGTAGGAGCTGGTGCTGGTGCAGGAGTTGCTGCTTTTGGTGCAGGTGCTGCTCCACCGCTCTTAAGTTCCTCAGGTTTTTTTCTTGGCATTTTTACCCTCCAATTTGTTTAGTCTTGCCTCGATTGAATCTATTTTAGCTGTAATTTTTGGATACTTTTTACGCCAAGCATCTTCAGGTTGTTCCAGCCAAGTTAAGCCCCAACGTTCAACTAAGTAGTCGACCATAAGATCAAATTTTGCATAACCCCAAAGTCCTACTCTTGTTGTGCTTAAATATGCCAAAACCATTGCACCTGCAATACTACCGGCAATACTAGTATAGATCCAAGTTCTATCGCTAGCCATATTTTGTATCATTTCCCACATAAACAGCCCTCCTATTATGTGTATTTACCATAAATCAGTATTACACCAGTATTGTTCTGCACCAGGCTGAAGTGAATCACAGCCACGTATTAGTAATTCGATCATTTCTGTAAGGTCTTGTGAAATACCTGTAATTATTGCAAGAAAAATAAACAAGAAAAATAGTATAAATGGACTTGAAAGAATTAACCACCAATAAGTTCTAAATATTCCGTATCCGTGTGCTTTACGATATTCTCTTTTGCGTTGGAACCAATGCACAATTCCTTTTATAATGTTTTTGATTCCTTCAACAAACCATTCGCCTATAAAGTGTCTAATAACTCTAACAACAATAAGGATTGGACTTGCAATAACTTCCCAAATTAAAAGCAATGCATCTACAATAAGATCAACTACGTGATCTACTGTCCACCATTCCTTAAAACGTTGCCAACGACTTTTCATTTTTCAGCCCTATACCTTCTTATACTTATACTTCTATGCGGATTATATCTTTCATACCTAACTTTATTGTCTTGATTGCCGCCTAAAATTACCCAGTATTCTTTGCCGTTGTAAATTTGTGTTTCTACATAAAATCCAACGTGTCCTTTCCACCCTTCATCACCTCTTGGAAAAATAACAATATCACCACGGCGTATATCGTGGCGTTGTACAGTATCTCCCCAATTCAAAAAACTTCTTGCTAATAATGGATTATCACTTACAGATTCACTGCCTGGAATATTGTCCTGTGCTAATACTGCATTTACAAACGCTGCACACCATTCTGTATACAGCGGGTCAACACCTACTAATTCTTTTATTTGCTTTCTATGTTGACGTTCTTCTAGTCCAACGTACGGTTGAGCTGTGCCTATACTATCATCTGTAGTGACTTGACAACCTAATAATATAAAACTTAAAAGTAGAATTATATTATTCTTGAACCACAGCATTATCCATTGCTTCTTCTGCTTGTTCGTAGTAACCTTCATACGCTGCTATTATTGCTTGTTGCTGTTGCACTAATGCACGTATATCTGAAAAGTTCAAACCTAAATTTCCGTATCCATCTCCTGTAAGTGCATATAATGCAAAGGCTTGTCCTTCTGTTTCAAGTTTATTAATTACTGCGTCTACATTACCTTCGTTGATTACTATCCATTCTACTTTACGCATATTAAGTTCGTCAACTGGAGGCAACTGTAGTGTTGGTTTTTCAATTGGTTTAGAGCTTACTTCAATCTGCTGTGGCTTCGTCGAGCAGGCCGCGAGACTTATAAGTATCGTAAAGCCAAGGACACTCTTTGTTAAAAGCGATGTCATTTTTTGCTGTCCTTTCTTTTTCATTGAGTTCTGCCCCCGACAATAATTCAAAGCATCTACCAGCATTTTCTGTGCCTCTATTTACTGCACGTTCTATACCATCTGCATTTGCTATGGCTGCTGCTGTCAAATCGATTTCTTGTAATTTATCTGCTAATTTTTGATTTTGTCTACGTATAGCAGTATAAGCATTATTTAAACTAGATATTTCGTTTTGAGCACTTGCATAGTCTGCTTGTAAACTTTCAAGTGCTTGCTCGTTTGTTTCAACTGCTATTTCTAATTTTGCGTTGTTTTCATTTAGTATTGCAATACGGGCTTGTGTGTCATTATAATACCAATAACCTATGCCGCCCATAGCACACATAACTAAAAACATTACTGCTGCTAGTTTCAAGCCCATACCTTTACCACCTACCCTAATAACTTTCCCAGTGTATTTGGTCCTACAATACCGTCTGCAACAAGACCATTTGCACTTTGCCACTCTTTAACAATACGTGCAGTACCAGGTCCAAAAATACCATCAGCAGGTGAAATATCAAGTCTTTCTTGTACTTCTGCTACTAATGGACCACGTGAACCTTGACGTATTGTTTGGTTAGTGTTAAGTTCTTTTTCTTCTTCTGGTTCTATTTCCATATCACCGCCTAAAACATCTAATGCGTGTGCCCAATGTTTTTTACGATCTTCTAGTCCAATAGTACCTCCGTTGATACGTTTGGTCATTTTTAAAATGTCCATATTATCACAGTGTTTGTTAATATTGTTTTCGTCCCAGAACCAGCAAGCACTATCTAATGCACCTTTTTTGGTACGCACATAATCTACTGCTTCTTCTGGTGTCATTTCTACATCTTCTGCGAATTCTGTGTAATTGTATCTTCCTGTAAGTTGTAGTATTCCGCCACCACGGAATCTCCAGCCGTCGCCGCTGTCAACATCACCATTGTCCATTCTGTTGGCATATATGACGTTAGCAATCCTTTCAGGTTGTCTATGATATTCGTTTGCATCTCTACCAGCCCTTTTAAAATATTTTGGAAATATAACATTTAGTGCTTTTGCACTGTAATTCAAGTTTTCACTTAGCACTCTAAAACCACCTGATTCGTGTCCACATTGTGCAATAAATCCTGCAACTCTTGGTATTGTATTGACATCCCACAACGGCAGTATTTCAAGCATTGCTTCATACCAATCTTCCCAATCACTTCTATGGATTAGTTCTTCTGCCATCCACGGTTCAAAATCAAAATCAAAATCTTCTTTAGCCATTTTTAGTTTCCTTTACTTCCGGGGTGCAGGCTTCACAACTGCAAGATTCACATAATTTTATTATTGTATTTGGTGAAGCATAGTTAGGTACACCACAATGTCCAGGGTGTCCGCAGTTTTTACAATATGTTCCGTTATAGTCTTTCGACCACGAGTGTATGTCCATTGTTTTCCAGTGTTAACGTTTTGTCACCGTATTTGGTAACATTGTAGTCTCCAAGGTATTTAGTTAAAAACAATATTTCAGGATATGCTTCTATGTTTATTTTTTCATTGATTTGCACATCTTCTGTTTTATTAAAATCTTTGATAGTAAATGCTATTGGATCAGCATATACCTTTTTAATAATAATATTTTCGCCTATAAAGTCTACTTGCCCTGCTAAACTTGAAAAGAATGTTTCTGCATTTTCCATTACAGTTAAACTATATGTTCTTGCATCAATTGGTACTATTTCTTGCAAATTATCGATAGTTGCATCATAACTGCTGAAGTTTTTGTAGTATCTAAATTTAAAAGATTCTGTAGCTGAAAGTTCTCCAATACCATATAGCATTGATACAATGTTTTCATTTACACTTGTGTTTCTTTCCATTTCTACAAAAACTTTGTAAGTGCCATTATCTAGTTCACTTACAGTAGAGTCTGCGTCTAAAACAAAGTCATATGATTTTTCAATAAATTCTACTAAATCTTTTGCTGCGGCAGCTTCGCTTACACTAAAACTTACTACAACAACATCTTCGTCATCACCCATTTTACTTTTAAAATTATCTATTTCAAAAACCGGATTTAATAGATCACGCAAGTCTCCATTTCTCAAACCCATTATACTGCTCCTGGTACTTCTTCTTGTGTAGGAGCAGGTTGCACTGTTTCTGCACTCGGTTGCTCTTCTTTATCATACAAATCTTTATCGCCACTGTAGATATCTAATATCAAACTTTTTGGCATTTTGATTTCTACTACCCAAACTGGCACTTTGTCTAGTTTACCTTTTTTTGTACCTGGACGAATGTCTCCTGGCTTGCGTATTTGTCGTGCTTTTATAATATGTGTTTTTTCAAAATTAATTTTACAACCATAATCAAGCAAAATTTTACCACCTGCTGGATCTGGCATATCTTTGCGTGGCCACATAAATGAACAAGTTACCCAATGTCTTTCAATTTTTGGACCTGCTGCTAGTTCGCCTTCGCTCCAATTTTCAAAAACATATAAACCTAAACTATCTATTACTCTTTCGAAATCTTTTAAAATTGTAAAAGCTTTATCGTTTTCGTGAATAGTTTGTAAATTTTGTATTACGTCTAAAGTATCTAAAACAGCCATAGTAGTCCTCGCTTTAGTATATTTATCATAATACTAATCTAACCTGTTTAGAATTCAACACGCACTTAATGATTTGGTGATCAATGTAAATACAATTGCAGGGGGACCTGCGTGGTCTCATCTGCTTCCATAAAAAGGAGACATTATATGGGTGCAAAAGCTAAAGCCAAAAGGCAAGCAAGCAACAATGTTGTAAAATTTAACAACTATCTTCCAAAAAAGAACAAAAGTATTGACATTATCCCCCGTAACAGAAACCAAGAAAATTATGTGCTATCACTGATGAATGATGAAAAAAGCATTGTATTCGGCATTGGTCCTGCGGGTACAGGTAAAACACTACTAGCGTGTCAAGCCGCAGTAAAAAGTTTTCTACAAAATGATGTTGATAAAATTATTGTTACAAGACCAGCAGTAAGTGCTGATGAGGATCTAGGATTCTTACCAGGCACACTGGAAGAAAAAATGGCACCGTGGACAAGACCTATTTTTGATGTATTTAGAGAGTATTTCTATGCAGGCGAAATTGAAGGTATGATAAGAGAAGGTGTAATAGAAATTTCACCTCTTGCATATATGCGTGGACGAACATTTAAAAACGCATATATTATTGCTGATGAAATGCAAAATGCTACTCCAAATCAAATGAAAATGTTACTTACAAGAATTGGCTTAGAAAGCAAAATGGTAGTAACCGGTGATCTAGCGCAAGCAGATAGGTTGAAAGACAATGGGCTAATAGATTTTGTCGAACAGTTACAACAGAAAGACACCAAACACATTGACGTATGTAGTTTCAAACAAGGAGATATTGAAAGACACGAAGCTGTAAAAGAAGTATTAGAAATTTACGGCGATATAGCATAACAAAAGTTGCTATGTTTTTAGCATAGCAACAATGCCTTCTGCCTCCGTATAAATTGTTTTATTTCTAACTTTTAGCGGAGGCCAGTCGTAATATTGTATGTATTCATAATAATGTACTAACCAAAGTATATCGCCATTCTTGGCAAACTTTGGTAACAAAGCGTATCGTTTACGCCAACGATCTTTATACAGATATTTTACCAATATTGCTGAGGCCAAGGCTTAGGATATTTTGGTTTCCATTCACCTTGAACTTCTGGTTTATCTTGACGTAACAAATACATTAGATATTCATTTTCTGTATACAGCAACTTCCAAGATTGTCCTTTTATTGGCGGTCTACCCATAGCGTCATAAAATATTTCACCACACCAAAACTTTTTTAACCAAATACGTTTTTTACTAAACGTACTACGCACAGGCCACCAAGCAAAACGTTCTGTAAAGTGAATATCAGTTTCAATGGTCGGCGGCATCGATATTGTTAGCTAATGGAAAGATTTCTGCAATAACTTCTGCACACGCTTTTGCTATTTCCATATGCTCCTTTTGTGTGCCATTTGCACTACGTAGTTCAATGTAATGCACCCAACTACGTATTGTACCATTCATATATAATCTAGTTTTAGTCAAACCTTCTGGTAATACTTTTCTTGCAACTTCTTTTGCGATGCCATTGTTAATAGCCCATTCATATGCACGACCAGCAGCAAAACAAACATCTTGTTGCATTTCTTCCCATTTTACAACTAGTTCAGCATTGCCTTCTTCGCCTAAATTTAGTTCAATACTATTTTGTCTATTTTTATTGTCTTGTAGACGTGCTTCACTTGTTACAA